TCCTTATTAGAATAGTTTAGTTAAGTCTAGTTTAGTTTTTGTGTTGTGATACTCCTGTTAGAAGAGTCTAACGGGAGTATCTTTTTATTACTGTTTATCAATCATTTACAACAACAAGCAGAACTAAATCAGTATCTGTTAGTAACCGTATTCAGAGCAAAAAAGGTCATTTTTGACACTATTTTATTCCACTTTTATTCCACTTTTATTCCACTTTTTAAAAAATATAGCTGAATATGGCAAATTTATTCGTAACAATCGTAAAAAATCTTCAGTTGAAGGACGGAAAGCACACTGTTAGAATAGCTGTAACACATAACGGACAGACAAGATATATACCTACCGATATTAAAATAAATTCTGAATCCGAAATCAAGAATGGCAGAATAGTAAAAAGAATTGACAAAGACATCTTGAATATAAAACTGCAAAAAATAATGTATAAATTAGAAGAACGCCTGAACAGCATAGAATATCCGGACTGTCTTACATGTTCGCAACTTATCAAGATGCTGAAAGGACCAGCAGTCGGAGAAAAACATAGAACATTCCGCGAAATAGCAAATGAATACATATCACAGATTGATGAATCAGACAGGTCGAAGACAAACAAAATGTATCGTATAGCAGTAAACAGATACTTAAGTTACGTAGGTGAATCGTCGCTGATGGAACAGACCACTCCGATACGGATAAACAACTACATAACTTTATTATCAAAAGAAGGCCTGTCATCCACAACAATCAATATATATATTACGCTTCTGAAGGTTGTTATCAACTATGCAAAAAAAATGAGATATGTAGATTTTCGTGTAGATCCTTTCATAACAGCTAAAATACCATCTGCAAAAAAGAGAGAAACACACATAACTATAGAACAACTAAAAGCAATACGTGACGCGAAACTTACAAAACATAATATCTCAGTTGTACGTGACATATTCATGTTGACATATTATCTCGCAGGCATGAATCTTGTAGACATGCTTGCATACGATTTCCGGAATACAACAGAAATAAACTACATACGAAAAAAAACAAGAAACACAAAGGAAGGGAACAGCATCATATCATTCACAATTCCTGATGAGGCATTTCCTATTATATATAGGTATATGGACAAAAGAACCGGACATCTTATACTTGGGAAATACAAGAACTATACAAGCTGCTATAATGTACTTAATAGAAAACTTCCGGAACTGGCTAAAATTGCAGGGATAAACCATTACTTTACACTGTATTCTGCACGAAAAAGTTTCGTTCAACACGGATTTGACATTGGAATACCTCTATCCACATTAGAATATTGCATAGGACAAAGTATGAAAGAAGATAGGCCAATCTTTAATTATGTGACAATTATGCAACGACATGCAGACAAAGCGATAAGAGAAATACTTGATAATCTGAAATAATTCGTTATCTTTGCAACGAATACATACGGATTCTTTATTCGGAGTATTTATTTGTTTGACTTTGTGAGGGGTTTATTCCCCTCACTTTTTTTATACCATCAACGAACTTTTTACTCACTTGCCAGTAATATGATATGTACAGGCCATGTGAGTAGGAAATGTGATGTTGAGGCCAGTACAATTCCGGCAGGGTTATACCCTGCCTCTTTATCTTTTTATACCCCTAGGCGACGAAATACGGCCCAGGTATAAAAAAAGCTCCGGCGACCTTTCACAAGGGAACCGGAGTTAATCTTAATTCTAATATTATAAACACATTCGCTGCCCGCCGGCAGTGAGCATCTTTTATGCAAATGTATGAAATAACAAAAGGATGTACCTCACGGCACATCCTTTAATCTTAATTAGAAGCGAATAGGACAGCATTATAAATTAATGGATATTAATTCTTCACCTAATTTATGAAGTGCAGTTTCTATTTTAATAATTTGCTCCGGCCTCGGAGTACGTCCACCTGACGCATAGTGCCACAATTGTTTTTGATTAATACCGGTAATACGTTCAAGCCCAGCTTTGGTAAAAATACCGGTATAAAAATCAAGGAATGATTTTACATCCATCTTAAAGGTCAGAGAATATTCACCCTTCAGTTCTTCCGGGATTTCTTCTCCGTACTCTCGACAGTCTTCAAGCAATACTGTAATAGCATTAACAATATTTGCTTTGATTTCATCGATGCTGTGTCCAGTAGCAATAACGCCATCGACCTCAGCGAGATAAGCTGAATAATTATTTTCAGTTCTCTCAATGATAACAGTCAAAGCTTTCATAACTCAATAAGTATTAATTCTTTTATATTTTATAGTATGGTAAATATGATAATCTTATCATTCTTTGTATATACACCTACTAAGGAAGCAGGATGGGCTAATTCATCCTGCTGTCCTAATTGGGTGTCAAATCTTATCGAAATCAGATTCATCTAAACCTGCTTGTCGTAAGATACTCATCAATGTCCCAATGGCAACCTCATCATTATCTTTACCAGGAATTGGGATGGAGCGAGGAGCACCTTCCTTCCGGTATATAGCATGGTCACCTTTGGTCCTTGAATATTTCCACCCATTCGCTTCTAATAAAGCCTTCACGGCCCTTACTTTTTTTACCTTCATAAAAAAACTATTTATTATTAAACGAAATAGCATTACTGCTATGTGGATGATGCAAAGATAACTAAATTTCTACTATCTGCAAACAAAACGATAACTTTTTTTCTACTATTAAATACAAAAATCCCCGACTCGCCAGCCGGGGAAATGTCGTAATCGAAAAGCTACTTGTAAGGCGCTGCACCTCTACCGACAGCGCCGTAGACTGTACATCGGGCACCTCCTTCCTTATAATATCGTCATTTCTTTAATTTATAGACCATACGGCCGACAACGATCAGAATTGTGATAATCACTATCCCGATAGCCCAGCCGCCCACGTTCACGCAGAGTTTCTGCCATTTCGTGAGCTCCTTTTCGATCGGATATGGTACTTTTACCTCTTTTGTAACCGTGACCTCCTTTGACGGCAGGTAGACCGTATCGGGCTGTGTCTTTATCTTCGCCAGCAGGTTGCCCAGGCTGTCGATGGTAAGCTGCGCTTGTGCATTCTTGCTGTTGGCAATATCCAGCCAGTTCAGAACCACCTTTCCGTTCTCGTCACACTCCAGCAGCGCCCGGATGGTTGCGCTGTCCGGCGGAAGCTGGACCTCCACCAGCTTCTCCACGACAATGCTATCTTTCTGTCCTTCTACCGGAACATATTTGGTCCGGCAAGAACAGAAGAAAACAAGCAGGCACATCAAGGGAGCCAGCACGATGCACCGGCTCACCTTATCCATTATGTAGTCATAAACTCTCATGGCTTCACAATTATTTCGGGAATGAACGGATATTCGGACCGCACATCGAAGCACGGGCACATCTTCGTCCACTCACAAGGTTCCACGATTCCATCACCGTCCAAGTCCGGACTGGTGTCACGGTGGCCAAGAACTTCGACTATCTGATATTTGCTGCACAACTCCTTAATCAGATTTGCCAATGCTTCCTTCTGTGCCGGTGTCCGGGTGTCGGCTGCCTTTCCGTTTTTATCCAGCCCTCCTATATAGCAGATGCCGATACTGTGCTTGTTATAGCTTACTCCGCTGAAGCCTTTCGAGTTGCAGTGCGCCCCGTCGATGGTGAGCGAACGACCGACCTCGACCGTTCCGTCCAGGCGGATAACGTAATTATACCCGATGGTGGAAAATCCACGCTGAAGGTGCATTTGGGTTATCTCCTTCTTTCCTATGTCCTGCCCGGCTTTTGTAGCAGAGCAATGGACTACAATCGCATCTATCTTATTCATTCTTTCCCTCCTTTTCTTTAGTTACTTCTTCGATAATCTCACCGGCTGCTGAATATTTCTTCTTGATATATCCTACCAACAGCCTTTTTATGCTGACTTTATTCTTTATGCCGTGTATGGCACAAATATGGTCGGCAATACTATCAAACTCGAACAATATAGCCAGCCCAAGACCGCACATGGCAGAAACCGTGTAATTGCATATCCCTGCAGGCTGTAGTATAGCTATGCCAAGCATGAAACCTAACACAAGGTACGAATTGTACTCGATGAACTTACACATGGTCCGTCTTCCGGCCCTGCTGAACCGGAAATCCTCTCCCCTCTTAACCACGCTGTCGATTATACCCAGGACGAAGTCTGCGATAATCATAGCGACAATGAACATCAGCATCCATCGCAGCTCGAAGACTACCTCCTTGATTTCTCCGACGAAAGAGTAAGCCCCGGCAACGGCCAGTTGCGGGGCTATGGTGTTAAGCAGCTTCTCCATTACTCTTTTGCTTTACTCCCGAACAGCTTGGCTAACCACTCCGAAGTTACAACCGATACGATTCCGGTGGATGCCAATGCCACGAACAGAGCGTCGATTAATACAACCCAGATACTTGCATCTGCCGGAGGGAATCCCAAGCCCATCCACCAACTGAAGAAGGTTACAACTACTCCGACAACCGCAGTAACCCAGCATGTCACCCACTTGTTCATCGGGTTCTGGAGCTTGCTTGCGATGAAGCCGACCACGGAAGGGACAACGACCGTAACCAGTCCGGTGAAGCTGGCAAAGCCGGTCAATATCTCTACAGACGGTTCTACACTAACGGAAGTTTCCGCAAACATACCAACTACGCACATCAGAAGTGCAGCACACGTGAAAACAAATCTTTTCATCTTACTAATGTTTTAAATTAAACAAAAACCCCCGTATGGCATGTTATTCAACACACCATACGAGGGTAATAAAATGTCAGCAAACAAATATAAATAATAAAACGATACGTTATGCAAAACAGTAAAATTCCAAAGTGGGTAGAATACAGGTAGAATCTATAAAATCTATCCGTTCTCTACCCGATTTGCAGACGATTTTGAAAGTTATTTACATTCCGCTTCCGTTTAACAGCCTTCAAATCCCGGACGATTGTGTTTGAAAGTATCTCAGAGTATATCTCTGTAGTCTTGACTGAGGTATGCCCCAGCAGCTTCTGGACGGTGGTAATCGGAACCCCATGGTGAACGAGCAGGGTGGCGCAGGTATGTCTGGCCGTATGATAGGTTACGTGTTTCTTGATTCGTGCCATCCCGGTGATTACAGACAGCGCCTTGTTGGTTTCGGCATTACTGCCCAAGCTTGCGAACTCTGCTATATTGTACCGGTCCAGGATGGATAGTGCTTTCCCTTCGAATAACAGATGCAGCGGAAGGCGCAACTCGATTCCGGTTTTTATGGACTTGAAATGAAGCCACTTCTTGCCGTTTATCTTAGCGAAGTTAGAGGTATTCAATTGACAGAAATCTGAGAATCTCAACCCGGTATAACAGCAGAATAGGAATGCATCAAGCACATGACGTAGCTTATTGTCGTTTACTTCCAAGTTCTCCAGCTTACGAAGTTCATCCGGAGTGAGAAACTCATGCCGTCCTTTCTCTTGTTTAATTTTGAACTTACGGAACGGATAAGCGTCTGCGTGAATATAGCCTTGGTTTATCGCTTCGTTGACAAGTGTCCGAAGCTGGCGAAGGTGTTTAGCCACAGTATTAACACCGTTTCCCTTTTCACGCAAATACACCTCAAAATCCTTCAGAAACGTATAGGTGATGTCCTTGAAGTCAACTCCCGGACGGAACTCCTGCAACACTGCTATCGTAGTAAGCAGATTTTCTTTCGTGCTTTCTCTCCGATCGGAGTCCAGAACATAATTCCTGGCAAATACCGGAAAGGTAACATTTACCGGACGGTTTTTCTTCATGGCATCTTTGAGTAGAGATAACGTTGGAGATATTCCTCGCTTCCAAAACGATATTTCAATTGCCTGAAGGTGAAGAACGAACTCGTAAAGCATTGCATTTAACTCGTTTGCCTGTGGATGGTTACAAACCTGTGAGGTTCGTTTGTCCCAGTTCTCCGGACGGAGATAAACATTCGTTTTAAAATATACTTTACGGTGATTCAATGATGCTTCCACCTGTACTAAAGCTGTTCCCTGCTTGTTAAGCTGCTTCTTCCGGTTATATACCAGTCTGTATCTGATTTTTTCCATAGTATTAGTTTTTGCCCGAAGATACTTTTTTACTATGTCAGATACAAACGGCCATTGTGGGAGGACTGCTTGGAAATCCACTGGGAGATAAAGGTAGTCTAGCTTCTAGCGAAAATTTTGATAATATCGTTGAACCTGGAATATATGCAATTGGTGCCGGTTCTTCAGGTATACCTAATTCATCACCAGCGACGATGATGGTGATACGGAATAGCTATAAATACATAACTCAAATTCGATTTAACAGCAATGGGTACATAAATATTAGGACAAAGGCAACAGAGGAAAACTTCCCAGGTTGGTCTACTCATAAACCGATTTAACTTTAGGAGGCTGATAGCCTCCTATCTCATTCCCCTGATATAATGCTATACCATACTTGCGATGTGTCGCTTCTGATGTTTTTAATCAGAATATTTCCGGCGTTAGATTCCTTATAAACGTTTATATTATTACTATTAAATGCTTCCGATGCAACAACATCTGTTCTGTTTGTTGTATTAAAACCAAAACAAAAAGCGGCAGAACCAGAAGTAATAGAAGAGCCTATTATTATCAATCCGGATTTTATCCCAGTGTCAACTATTTGTCCTGGGGAAAGACTATTAATACGTTGAGTTTTCTTTACTTCAGTAGATGGATATAGACCGTTCTTCTCTGTTGTAGCCACAGGAATCAGTCCTCCCACATGGCAAAATCCTTACATAAAAGTAAAGATTTGTCGTGGGAGGATTTTATTACATGATTACAATATAGATACTTGAAAATAACACCATTTTACAGATTCTAATTTACCATTTGCTTTTCGTATGAATATTGATGACCCATTTGTATTCGACGTGAATATTTGTATAATTTGATTATCAAAATTGAATACAGTCAAATAACCCCAATCAGCAGAAGGGCCATTCACATTTCCAGATTGGATGAAGTAGTATCCGTTCTGTGTTATAGAGTTGAAGTCAGAATTATTTACAGGTCCTTTATACAATAATGCTGTTCCGATATTTAAAAGTCCTCCCACAACTGATATGTTTGCCGCAATGGCATCCGAAAATTTCTTTTTCTGTATCATAATATTAAGTTTTTGAATGTTAAATTCTAAGGTAATACATTTAGGAATTCTCCGTTAGGGGTATGTATAACCCATCTATATACTCCATTTTCCATCTGCACACTTGTCAGTTCTGTCACAGAGTTTGCAGGTAGTCTATAATATGAATAACTTCCGGATTCCGTGATGAAGTACGATCCGGAAGGAAGTCCTATATATACATAGACATCGCTTCTTGACCTGAACTCACAATAGAACCGGAGCGTAAGCCCTACCGCATACTGCGGCAAGACAAGCGTTACAAGGTTCGTCTTTCCGGATGCACCCCGAACGGATATGTTACAGGAATGTACATCAGGGTTCCATATAACGGGAAGGTCTGTGATATACGTAAACTCTGTATATAGCCTCTTTGCATGTATAGACCCTTTGAATGTACCGGTTAATGCCTCGATGTAACCACGGTACCAGTCTATGTACAAATTTGGTGTAAACTTGCACCCGCTCTGTCCCAATGTCGCCGGATTGAAGTTCTGGTATGCATTCGTCGATGCGCCGGAAGCATTAACCCCGTACTGAGAGAACATGTAGTCATCCAGGAACACAGCGGAACCCAGCTTTGCATAGTCTGCGAACAGCATTTCGGTTATGATAGCCTTGTACTTGTCCATCAGCTGCCACATGGCGCTTTTCCCGTACTGGGCATAATCCTGCTGGGGTGTCCGTCCTTCGTTCGTACCCAGCCAGGTGCCTACACGGCTCATGGAATAGAACTGCCCGTTGCACTCTACAAACGGGCCGGCCATCTCCGTGCAGGTGTACTTTGTACCTGAATCATACACCCCTGCAGGGTACGATATGAACCTAGCCTTCATCACGAACTTGACTTCTCCTGTCTTTGTACACAACGGCATGGCTATTCCTCCGAAGCGATTATGTAAGACACATTACCGCCTGCCTGGTCACACATCGCATACGTGCAGGTACCCGTATAGGATGCGGTATTGGCCGATGACGGATTTAGGATGACTCCGGCAGAATCCATGAACGTGAAGAAGAACTTCATGTCCTTGTACTTCGTCGTGCTCCCCCTCTTCACCAGGATGGGCGTATAGACAACCGTCTCACCCGCATCGGATATGGTCTCATCCTCAGGAACCGGGTTCAGGATAAGGTCGAACGGGTCGGATGCGTCCATGACTGTCTGCACGTCTGAACCGATGATACTTCCGTTCTGGTAGACCTCCACCTTGAACTGGCCTGTCGTGTCCACCATGTCGTTGTTTACTGTGAGCGTCTGTCCGGTCTGTCCGGATATGACACTCCACGAACCGTTGACCAGCCTGTACCACTTATATGTCAGTCCGGAAGTGATTTCATCAGCACCGACACGGGCCACCGCCTTGAGGATACAGCTCTGCCCCTTGTCGGTCAGAGTGAAGTACTTGTTGTCACCGGCCATGATGGTAACACGCTTCGAGTTACCTACACCGTAGGTAATCGGTATCGTATATACATACTGCACCTTATCCGATGTGTTTCCGACAGCAATTGTCGCCTCTCCCTTGATTGTACACGGTGCAGCCCCTGCCGCCTTGACCAGGTTCTTCTTGATGCGCAGCGCATAGTAGTTCTGCACGCCGGCCTGATAGCTGATGAACTCGAAGTGACCGGTCTCACCGCTAAAGCTGTTCGTTGACAATTTTGACGAGTTGAACGTCAGTTCGGTACCGTTGAAGTACCACTTAATCGAGTTCGGGACAACAAGCCCCTCGGCCACACGTGAGGATGTGACCACGAACGACAATACCGGCAACAACGTCGTGAAGTCCGGTGCTATATTAGTCGGTGCGCTGCTGGTACCGCTGTATTCCTGATACAGGTCACCCTTGTCGCACATGATTGCCGGCATGTACAGCCCTGCCTTCTGCGAAAAGATAACCTGACCGACCGCATTCGCCAGACTCATACGTCACCCCCTTCCTCTTCATCGGCTTCTGACTTGTATTCATCCGGGGTATATACTTCAGCCGGATGTTCTGTACCGTCAATCTCCGCTTTCGCCTGTACGGGTTGCAGGCATACACCGCCCACGTTCTGCGCACGCTCCTGTATCGTATTGCCGGGTATGGTATTCAGGTCAGCCTGCCACAACAGTACATTGCCGTCCTTGGTCATGTTCCGGAGCTGCGTCACTCCAAGTCTGTCACTCACTTCTTTCGTCACTTTCACATAACAAGCCATATCATCCTCCTTTTTAATAAGTTTCTTCATTCATTCGCTGATAGAGCGGTGTCCCGTCATCCATCGTGATGTATAAACTTGTATTACTGTCATCCACCACCAGCGCCTGCGGCCCCTTGTTCTCCACATCGAGCTCGAGCATCATCCCGTCGTAAAACGGTATCCGTGGGGATATGCCGACAGCGACCTTCGAATAGCTCGATTCTCCAGCCTTCTTCACCCGCCAGACAAATTTCAGCCACTCCTCCGGGTTGGAGATTACTCCCACGCAATCCCTTGCATAAGCCACCGGAAGGATTACTGATGTACCACCCGGAACACCGGAAGTCACCCCCTTCCAGTCGCACTCTATCGACGGAATCCGACGGCGTATTCTCGTTGTCGCAACCGGGTCGCTGGCAGCCGGTGAGGAAGCCGGTGTCCCAGACGGGTTGTATGTAGCCTTGCAGATGTAGGTCTGCTCCTCGCCGATGAAGTCCCGGTCGATGACCAGCACGTTCTTGTTTACCGATACGACCTCCCAGTCGTTGTCCCCGTTGCCGTCCACAATCTGCTCCAGCGCTCCGGTGGAAAGGACGCGGTACCAGAAGAATTTCGCCTTGTCCGATGCCGTCACGTTCGTGTCACCCGCCAGCAGCATGGCGGTAATCGTCTGTTGCGTCTGCTGGCGGATGGGATTCCAGTCAAGTGTAGACGGAGAGTCTATCGACAGGGTAGGCTGTGCATCGGTAGCATCCGTTACGATAAGCACTGTGCTGAGATTGTACTTCATCGTCTGCCCTGTACGTGTATCGACATATTCCGCCTCGAACTCCAGCGTGACGGGATTCAGGACGGATGAGTTCTTCTTCACCTGTATCTGCCCTTTGTTCTCACCTGTCTGCGTGATGACATAACCGGTGTCGGAAGAGGTTATCTGTGTACGTGTACTCCCTGTCCGCTTGTACCATTTCATGTTTGTCAGTCCAGAGTTGATTGTACCGGATCTCGTCAGTCCGTCCAGGTCTGTCGCATTACACCGCGGAAACAGTGTAAGCGGTGTAATCGTATAGTCCGGTGCATACTCTCCTGTCGTTGCGTTATAGAACTGTCTGTCCGCTACGCTACCGACCACCTCCATGCATGATGAGATTTTCAACGGTCTGTAGTTTACCTGTATCTTCCTGTTCTTGCTTGTTATTCCCATACTCTAAAATGTTACAAAGTTTTCCGCAATCTCATATTGTTTCCCGTCACGAAGGAGCGCCGTCGCCTTGAACTTGCAGCTGGTGCGGTTCATGTAGTCGGTACCGAGGTCATCCATCGTAAGTGTCAGCTGTTTGCCGGCTTCAGCCCGCTTGATAGCCCAGGCATTGTCCTCTGACACGTTCCCGGTGTCACGGGTCCAGCTCACATCGGTATCGAGTATGTCATCCGTCACGTCCTGATTGTACAGGGTACCTACCACCTGAAGGGTAGTGAACACGACCGGCTGGCCCGCTTCATCGGTCACGGAAATGTTCTCATAATCGAAGTACCATCCGTTCGTGCTGTCTATCTCGATTGTGAATGCCGGATTCCCCTCTATCATCGCCCATCCGACACTCCCATATTTTGGTTCATCGGTGGTACCTGTAATCAGACACATCCACTTACATCCATAGTGCCATACCGCATCATACAAGTTCGCCTGCCCACTGCCTGTATCCACGACGTGAGCTGCCTGGTAGGGGTTCTCAGAAGCGGCCACCTCGGCACTCCATTCGCCACGGTCGTTCGCCTGTTGTGGAATGACGCCCTGATAGTCTACACGCAGCAGGTCCTGAACAGCGATACCCCGGCAGTACACATAGCTGTGCCGGTAGTTTACCGGAAGGTTATCAAAGATGGAAAGGTGCTTCAGCTTGCCGATGATGATGCTGTAGTTCGCTTCCTCGAGTATCGGTTTTGTCACCCCGTCCAGCATGCAGATGCATCCTTCGTAGGATGACAGGTACCAGAATCCCTGCCGTTCCTCGTTCACCGGATTTCCACGGCGGGTAATCACCATGGAAACCTCCGGTTCATGGTTAACTCCACCGGGTACCTCTTCATCCGGATATAGCACGACATTCAGCTTGTTCTCCGCGTGCATGACATTCAGTACCCGGAACCAGGAGTCGTAATACTCTCCGGTGGACAGCAGGTTGTTGATAGAGCCGAAACAGACGTCATTCTCTGCAAATGCTGTTATGTCATTATCCCATCTTCGTCTGAGGTACAGGTCGTATGTACCGTCAGACAGCTTGTCAACCTTCTCGATGGTACCTGCCTCCGAATAGGTCACGTTACCCTCTTGAGCGAACCACCGATTGAAGATTAGCTCCTTCACAATCATCGAGCCACGCACTTCCAACCTGTCCGTCTGTATTCTGCCGTTCGGGAAGATACCGGTACCTTTCCCGGCAAGCATGGAATCTATGAACTCGCCGATGGTCAACCTGTATTCCGTTCCATCCGGCTGATCCTTCCTGATAAAAAGATTCTTGATAAACTCGTTATTGGAAGCAATCTCAGCCAAAGTCCTCAATGCAGAGAACACATTATAATCGTTCGGTACCGTATCGTCTGATTTTCCGATAACCTCAAGATATATACCGATACCCCTTATGAATGACCTGAGGTTAGACAAAGACACTTTCCTTCCCTTATTAAGTTCGATATAGTCAGTACCGCTCACATCGGTTGATTCTATGAGCTCGTCTATTGTAAGACTGTTCTTCTTCAACTCACCGATTACATAATCCGACAGTTCCTGCAATTCCTGTTCACTCATGTTCATATTGTAAGCATTTTTGATTGCACATTCCTATACTTCTGATCATCCACCCTACGTATGTTCAACAGATTTTCATTCTCGCTATAATCGAATACGTTCACGTCAATAAGGCTCTGTCTGAAAATGAATCCCCTACGTCCTCCGATTACTTGAGTGATTTCTGGTACATTCGATTCTGATCTGATAAACCTGTTCCCGTCAAAGTACACATAATGACATGTCAATATCCTGTTGAGCAAGTCACCGAACCATATAGGACATCCGATAGCATTGCCAAGAACGAACGTCTTGCATGTACGTTCCCTGGCATATATCTCATATATATTATAGTCATCGCTAGTATACTGCTCGTTGTCTACCATAAATGTCCAGCCTTCATCCGGGAAACCACCAGGGACCCTGAAATCGAAGAAATACTGGTTATCCGAAATGAAGAATACGGCATCCTGTCTCTGCCTGTTATCCTTCATAGAATATTGTATCAATGTAGTATCCTTGAGCTCATTGTCATCAGACGTTATTCTAAAAGGTTCCGATGTAGCCCCGTTTATCTCTACCGTATAATATCCGTCCGCAAGTCCTGTAATTACATGGTAATACAGCTTGTCAGTACTGTTCATGCTCCATACCTTCCAGTTAATAGATGTACGTACCCCTGATACCATGTTGTTTATGTATCCCGTTATTGTTCTTGATTCACTCCTGGCTATAACTTGTATCATTATCTGGTCAGTAGACGCGAACGTCTGCATGTATCTGCACCCGGCTCCTGACTTATCGCCAGATACCGAAAAGAATACCGGTGTCATTGGACTTACTATATACATTCACTTCTCTATTAATTCGTATCTGAACAGTTCCTTCTCTGATGGACATACATCCACATTTTCTATATATCCTATATATGATATACCTCCACATTCAACGTGTACTACCGTGCTGTTAAAATCTGAAGGAAGCACCGTATCATCTGTACTGAAAGATATTTGTCCGCTCCTGAAAAGAGGGTATTGCATATTTATGTCTCCGGTTACAGGATTCCCATCTATCGTTATGCCAGAATATCCATCAGTAGATGCGAACCTGAGAACATCACAGAACGATGCCAGATACCTCCTGTTAGCTTCAACCATTTTCTGCGGTGAATAAGCGGCATTGAAGACCGTACCAGACTCAGAACCTGTTACGGCTATATCCCTTACTATCTCATATCGTGATCCAGTATCGTCCGTGACATGTACACAGTTCACAACGAATACCTGCTGGTCACTTCCGGTTGAGGTACCTTCCTCACCGCCCTTGTTGATTAGTTCTTCGAACCCATAGCTGTCGGCACGGTATGGAGACAACAGTGTGAGAGTCTTGTCAGATAATGTAATACCTGTACTGTAAGAGACACTGAAATTGAACTCGGTCTTTCCGTTGTTTCCAAGGTCATAATCCTGCCTGTCATAACCGATCCTTACAGAAGAATATATCCTTGAATCGGATACAGAATAACTGAATCCTGACATTCTGGATACTTTCCTGATTCCCGACATAGTGTACATCATGTCTCTGTGCATGAACCTGACAACATCATGTACCTCGCCGGATTCCGAAGTACGTTCGACTATCTCATATACGTATCCGAATACAGCCTCCATGAACTCACAGAATTTGCTGAAAGACGAATAGATTCTTGCGTCACCGACACTTCTTGCACTTTCTGCAGCTACTAGACAACAGTTTACAAGGCGCTGGTTCTTCTCTTCAACTACATTACCGTCAACACCTATATCAAGTATGTAATTATAATCTATCTCCGATTCGACCTTACTTCCGTTAACAGACAACAGAAGCCTGTCCAACAATGACTGAGGTCTGACTACCTGTATATTTACAGGATCAGTACGTTCTCTCCAGACCAACCTTCCAGTACAATTGTTACGGATTATGAAATCATGTGCAAAATTACCCATATCACGATGCCCGTGAAGCCATATACCATATTGTAACCTGTCACCCTCTTCGAGCTGTCCGGACCACCGTATATTACCGCAATATGTATTTTCATTCATATCCAGCAGATCCTGGTATGTACATGTAAGCAGATGGACGACATCATATTTGTCTATCCTAGCAAGGAAATGAGATTTCGTCCTATGGTCAGATGTTTCTTCCCACGGTTCATCGACAGAGAAACCGCTGAAATCAACTTCGATATAATTACTCTTTACACATTCCAGAAAATACGAATCGGTACAGCTGTCTACCGGAAATCCAAGACCACAGTCCTCTCCACCGGTAACCATGTACTCGTTCTGGTCAAGTATCAGGAATGAATCGTTGCTGAACTCATCCGAAAGCGTATAACATACACCAGGTATCCAATACCAATCCTTCGTTGATGTCTCCTTCACCATATATGGTTTACCGTCAACTGAACTTCCAATGACCTGATACTCCGCATCGTTCTCTATCTCAATCCCATCGTAGAGTAAATAATCTTTTTCGCAAATCTCTGATACAGGATACTCATATTCGATTGTCTTTTTTGCCTTTATCTTCGCAGCCAACGAATTGTCTATACAACCTATACTTGCCTCACGTGAATCATAACTGAACGTCGAAAAGTCAAGCGGGCACTCGAATACCGGTTCGTAGGTCCAGTCGTCATTTATGTGCTCCATTATGAAGATACCTGTAGAATCCAGCCTTTTCTCCCTGTAATATTCAATCAGTCTTTCACGTGCTTCTGAGACGAATTTTATCGTAGAGCCCAATTTCCTTACTACACCTCCAAGCCCTGTACGTGTATACGACAACTTAATATCGTCGATGTTTGAAATCATCGATGACACTTCAATACGGTTACCTTCTTCAGAATTGTACGAATCCAATATGATATAATACTTACAGAGCATGCACGAATATAAATAAAAAGCCAACCGGTTTACCGGTTGGCAGAAATCTCCAGATAACACAGGAATACAAATACCAATGTTACAGTAAGTTATACTATACATGATTATCTCAACATATCCGTTCCACAGATAATGACATCTCCGCAAATATAATCACCTGGAAACAATGCACATCTATCCAATGCTATCAGTGTAGCATTAATATTCAGTTGACACATAAACTTTCCTTCTTCGTTTATAATCATTATCCTTCCGTCACGCAAATCAACGATCTCTATACGTCCACCTACAGCGTTCTGGCATTCCAATAACGAGAAATCAGTACCATTTGCAGGAGAAATCACAGTAAATTCCCCTGAAGTCGCAAGAATATATGCATTCATATCAATATACCATTATAAGATTCTCAACCTTGAAACATCTCATTTCCCCCTTTTCTGCATCGAAGTAGGAGAATGTCTTGTATGACGGTTTCGTTGACCTTTTCCCGTTCATCGTGACTCCTGAAGGAAGGTTCATCAATGTCCCTTCCGCATGACGTACAGAGCCGTCAACTTTCTTGTACGCGAACCTGACTATCCGATTTCGCATATCCTTTGCAAGACGGTATATCTGCCATGCCTTCATAAGGCATATGGAAAAACTTTCACCTGTTGACTTGTAAATCTGGTGTGCATACTTCATCACTTTTTGTCGGAAATTCTTTTTCATAGAAATGGTTTTTTATCTGTTTGACTTATTGTTTATTATTGTATTACAAAAATACAAAATATTATTGATTTAACATCTTTTTACATCTCAAAAAGATGACCACAAAACCATTTTTAACGGTTGATTTCCAACTCATTACGAATCATATTACGACCGAATGATATACGGCTTCTTACGGTACCAACGGGTATTCCAATCGCATCGGCTATCTCTTCATACGAGTAACCCTCCGAATACATTATTACGCAGTCTACGGACTTCGAAGATTTCCTGCACTTAGACACGGCACGATGTATCTCATCAAGTAGTATGCCTGCTGACGCTTCATATCCGGACACGAACAGACCGGCACGTTCGGATGATACAAACCTGACTACCATTCCACGGTTGTATACGGTTATGAACGTATTGAGGATGATGACGCTGCACCATGGTCTGAAAGGCCTTTTCCGGTCGAAATGCTCACGGTTTGAAAGCATCTTAAGTATTGCTTCACCAGCCAGGTCCTCCGCATCCATACGGTTACTGACATACCTGTATGCCTGCCCGAGTATCCAATCGTACTGTGACACGATTATACTATCCAGCGTCTCCATCACACCTTACCAGCTTCATTCCTGATTGGGACAGATGATTGTCCCGTTGTCTCTCTGCCGCATTCCTGAGTGACCTTATCAGAAAATCCGGGTCTCCGGAAAGCCTCTCAAGCATAGTGATGATGACATCACATTTAGTTTCGACCGACCGTATCCGGTCGGATATTAATAATTCGTTCTCCATAGCTAGATTATATTGTTATATCTAGCTTACTAATATGGATAACGAAAGTTCGGGCTATCTACGATTTTTCCTGGACTGTATCTCAATGTCAGCATGTCTGACCATGTTGGCGAATACCCCTGCCGATACGATATACGGATCCACACACATTCTGTAATACGAGTTTATGAAAGCAATCTCAGAATCGAAAGATTCCCTTATCTGAACCGATTCAGACTTTCCGGTGTCAGTGCTCCTGCAATCATATATCCGCTTTATCCTGAATTGTGACTCAGAATAGATTCTGTCAAGTTTGGACGGTATGTCACCGTCTGCAGGAATCCGTTCAGACATCTCTTCAAGGAATTGGCGCACGGACACATCATCACCTATACTGTATAGAGCCTTCAGAATCCGCACAAGCATCATACGCGACTTCATCTTTACCACCTCCTCATTATCATAAAGTTCAGAACGGACAGAAGACGGTGACACGATACATCTGTAACTGTATATAACATCAGCAGCGGCCGATTTAAGTTCCTGTTCACCAATCTGTTCACCATCTTCAACAAGAACAGAAAAGTTCCCTGCGGCAACCTCGATGAAATCATGCAGTGAAATTGAGCCCAACTCCTTCTTCATAATCTGTTTTTCTTAAAAAGTTCATATTGGATATCATAAGACGTCTTTCTCTGTACACGGATTACCTTAGTCAACAGTTCATTGGTCCTGTCAATCTTCTTTTCCAAATTACGGTTTCCGGTAATAATGATATTGTTTCCGCTATCATCAGGTCCTTTCCCGGAATGTATCATCTCGAAAAGAAACCTATTCATATCCGGGAACACTTCAGAACCTTCAGGAAGGTCAATGAGAGTCGGCGTATCAGGAGTAACCCATGCATGCCCATCAAGCAGGACAACTTCGCTGGTTCCGCCGTCACCTACAAGGGCTAGTCCTCCAGGATGAGGATTTCTTGTTCCTTCCCTGTATGCCGGTATAGGAGTAGCGGCTATCGTAGCCACCTGAACAGCACCCATAGTTCCGACAAGAGCAGCAAGCACAAGGTTTGGAAGAGCCTTAGCAATGGCCAATGCAGTCGCTATTCCAGCCTGTGCTATCTGTACAGACTTGTCCCACACCGCCTGCTTGTACTTCAGTCTTGCCGCCTTAGCTTCAAGCTCATCCTCTTGCCTCTGTGACCTGTCTTTAGCCTCCCTCTTCCTTGCCTCCGCTTCCTCTTCGGTTATTACACCGTTCTCGGCAAGCAGTTCGATTCGTTCTATCTCTTTGTCATACTGTTCCTGTCTTGCTTCCTGTTCGTCTTCAATATTCTGAATCTGTGACTCATACCGTGCATTAACCAGACTACCTATCTGTCCGATTGCATCAGAAGAGACCTGCAACCACTGCTGTGCATTCTGCATACGCTTCCTCTTAGATTCCTCATCTGCCTTTTCGATGCGCTCTATTGCCGCAATCTCCGCATCCGCTTCCCTATCTGCAAGTTCTTCGCGTACCTTCTGCAGCTCTTCAGACAGCTTCTTCCTCTCGTCAACAGACAGGTTCTCAACCTCAAGCTGACGTTCCAGCGCATCGATGGAAGCCTTAGCCGATTCTATACCGAAATTCTCTGTCAGAATCCCTGAACGTGAATCGAACTCCTCCTGCGTAATCTTCTTCTCAGCAAGCGCCATCTTCAGTTCTCTCAGTTCACTGTTGTACTTGGCATTCCGTATTACCTGTTCAGTTGCGGCACCCTCCGCTATACTGTCAGCCATCGATGAAGCATACTCCTCATAGATTTTCTGACGCATCTTGAGGTATTTTGTATCCACTGCTGCTATATCTGCGCCTTTCACTTCAGCTGATTTCCTTTCTTCCGAATGTTCACGTTCCAGGATTTCCAGCCTGATGTCCATCTCTTCCCTGCTTCCCTTCTCTGCCGCAGCAAGCCTGTTCTTCAGGTCGGTATCATGACGCTCTTTCTCGTATGATTCCGTATAGTCTGCAATCTCCTTCTCCATCTGTGCAGCAAGTGCGTTCCTGAGTTCAATCTCTTTTGCAGAGTTACCCTCGATTGCCGAAATTCTACGCTCGAACCCGGAACGTATGGTTTCCACTTCCTTTTCATAACCGGCTTCCATGACAGCTATACGTGCATCCTCGATTGACTGAGCAAGTTCAGTCTGTTTCTTCTTCTCCTCGTCAGTAACAACAGAAGATACCTTTTTATTAGTTGGATATTGATAACTTTGAATCAGTCCCAGCAGTTTATTATTATATGAATATGAACGTTCACCTACCAATACATCTTGCCAAGTCCTGTTTATATCATCATTTATTTTATCACGCGATCTATCAAGGCCTAAACTTTGACGCCACATACTGGCCAGCTCAAGTTCAGTATTATACTTTTTGTTAAGTTTTACAGATTCTTCAAGCTGTTCTTTCTCATTATCAATGACTCTCTTTATAACTTCTATCCTTTCTTCTTTTGCCTTTCTGAAAGCTTCCTCATCAGACATTCCCTGCTCAACATACTTCTTCCTAGCTGCATTAATCTGCTCATACTGTCCATTTATATCCTGAAGCGCATACTTCTCACCTTGTGAACGTGCTTCTGACTGCTGCCTGTTGGATAAAGATTCGACACTCTCAAATGTTCTACGTACATATGATACTATATCAGCAGTCATAGATGCGATAGAACTCTTTATTCTTGCTACCATATTTTCATAGAATCCTCCTGTAGAATCAAAGAGCAATGCCAATTCACGGGACAATTCTTTCTGTGATTCAATCATCGCCTCCTGCGCCTCTCCAAGTTTTCCGGATTCAGACTTCACTTCCGACAGATTGGTCTTTATATCCTTCAATGTCCTGATATACTGGAGCCCTGCATCCTCACCGGGACCTCCGAAAATGTCAGCCAGCGCTGTACCAACCGCTGCCGAGCTGTCAGGAAGTTCGTCAAGGCGCTGTGATACCATCTGAATGATGTCGAACGTCGTCTTCTGACCTGCCTTCAGCTGTTCCTGAACCTCATCGGCTGATATACCTATACCTTCAAGAGCATCCTTCGTAGCGTCCGTCATCTCACGGATCCGAAGATTACCTTCCTTGATGACATCGACACCCTTATCCGAATAGATTCCCTGCTTTGCGGCCTGCGCAGTGATGGCGATGAACGCTTCAGCGCTTATTCCTGCCTCCTTGAAATATGCAGGGTACTCACGGAGCGTGTCCAGAAACTCACCGTTGGCATCAGCTCCGGCAATGAAACCGTCCTTCACAAGGTCCAAAGCCTCATAGTAACCTATTCCAAACTGCTTGGTCAGAGAATTGACACCTATCATCATCTCACGGAAGTCCTTCTCATAATAGTCTGCCAATGCCTGTACCTCCGACCTGTACCGCTTCAGGTCATCTCCGGACTTCTGCGTGAACTGCTGTGTCAGTCTGGTAGCCTTTACCAGACCGTTGTTGTAGTTTACCCACCATCCGATACCTGCACCGGCTCCGGCAGCTGCACCCAGTCCGAGAATCCACCTGTTCTTGACAAGAGAGGAAATTCCTCCGATTCCTTCAGACGAAAACAGGCCCTTTAACCTTCCGATTCGTTCCAGCGATTCACCGAACTGTCCCGATACGATTCCGAGGCTGCTCATGCTGTCGTTCATCCTGTTGAGTTCCATCCAGGCATTCTTGATTTCCTCACGGTACCCTCCGACAGTCATCTTCTGCTGTGTATACCTGTCGGAGTTCTTCTTCACGTAATCCGTATTGACACCGATGGTCGAGTTCAGCTTACCGAGAGTCCTGTTATAGTCCTCGTCAGTATCCTTCAACAGCTTCACAGCTTCCCTGAGCCTCTTGTTTGCACTGTTTGCTTCGTCTATCGAATGTATCTCCTTATCCGACAGTTCAACGGCCTCACGGATGATACGCAGCCTCTCTTCTTCGGTAAGGTTCGATGACTTACCGGATGCTTTCGATTTTGTACGTTCCCGGTTAAGTGCAACCTCCACTTTTGCGGCTTTCTCCACAGCAGCCGTAGTGCTTGCGGTTGCAGATGCAAGTTCCTTAGCTTCCTTCGCACTTATCTTATCCGAAGAAGCCTTCTCCTGTATTTTACGTGAAAGCTCATCAACGACCTTGGCCTGTTTCTCCAATGCCTGTTTCAACGTATCGGAAGCGGATACTGCCTTCTGCGACTGTGTTTCATATATTGATTTCAATCTGTCAAGGTCACCCTTGACCTCAACGTCAATCTTCAGTCCCTTTAGAAGTTCTTTAGCTGCAGACTCGAAGTCCGCATGTACCTTCACAATAGTATTGTCCAGATTAATCAGATCGTTGAGGCTCTGCTCGTCAACGAAATCCTTAAGTTTTAGTTCTGGCATTACGGATAGAATTTATATTCGACAATCTTACCTTCAATCTCAGTACCTTCCTTATCGAAGGCATACGTACCGTCCGGCCGTAAATACACCACATAGTTGCACCTGTCGAGCATGGCAGCCTTCTTGGCCAACGATGCGATACGTTCATACTCCACGGACAGTTTCCTGTTCTCGCAACCGCATCCCATTTTTATTTCCAATATTTTTTATAGAAATCATACAGATAAGGCTCTAGTAACTCTATTACAATATATTCTCTTGCATCAATTCCTAATCCGAGAATATTATCACCATATTTCCTGACAATATTCTGACCATCCGAAAAACCGACAGTTTCCACCATAAGAGCGTCTCCTTTAACGGAGGCCTTGATACTTTCATGAAACGTTCCAGTTATATACAGATTGGGAACATGTGACGGTCGTGGAGGAAGATTAAGCCTTGGACTTTTAACCGGTGGAGTTATATCCTGTTTCCAGTCAATGTATCCATCAGGGTCATTTCTCCAGCGTCCTTTTGTCTGTTCAAAAAAAATATCATCGTAGTAAGTCGGTCTGAGACTGTCTGTATTGCCATCCAGGCCTGAATAAAGCTGTTCCCTTACCAAATCAGCAATCAGATACCTGTTGGACTCCATACATTCCATACAGGCATGCTCAAAACCATCCTTTATAGAATGTATCGCACGTTCAAGTCTCTCGAAATCGGCCATATATGAAAATTTAAGGCCGGACATTCCTGCCCGGCCGGTTAGTCAATCAACATCTGTCTCTTCGGGCTTCTGGCATATCCTATCGTATATGTCAGACAGTTTCTTCCTCCTGTCATCCTTTGACAGGTCCTGGTAATACAGCCCCATGCACAGTTTAAGGAATTCCGTCTTCGTCATGTCCCTAATCCTGGCTTCTACGAATGTAACACCGTCCACTATCATGATGACTTGATTACTCCAACGCATTCAATCCACTTCACATCATTCTCGAACAGAACGGAAGGATTGGCCATACCTGTAACGCTGGTTGCCGAAATCATGCCGTTCTCATAAGTGGCTGTAGAAGCTCCGGTGAGGAGTTCTGTAGCGTTCGTCGATAGAATCTGCCCGAATTCAGGAGTACGGTCATACCCACCGACAGCCTCAATAACCTTGAACTTACCGGTAGACTGTTCGACCAGATTCACTTCCGTCAGTCCCTTGATATAGCGTGACAAGTTTACACCGACCTCTACATAATCAAGATTAAGCAGATTGTCCTCTGCGTCCTTGTGACAGAAACTTACGGTCAACGATGCCTTAGCTGATGAAGTAGGATGAGGCGTAGCTGTAGGATATACCGTCGACATCGGAATACCTGCTAGTACATCCGTACCGTCATTGTAACCGTAGATGACATTCTTGTCGAAATAATAGGCATCCCACTCCTTGTTGGCTGTACGGAGCAGGGATGCATTCAGCATCTCGTCGAATACGTTCAACGTGAACGTATCTGTACGCGCATTCATACCGTTATACATGTTCGCACCGTAACCTTCCGCACTAACCTGGGGTTCACCTCCGTTCTTGGAATATTCCGTAAACGTTACGATAGGATATATGCGGTCTGGCCTGTCCGCATGACAGGCTTCCATAAGCGTGTCCACCGTAATGTCGGCAGGCAGCTTCTTACCGGGTTCCACAAGGATTGCTCCGAGAATCTTGTCCCAGTTGATACGGCATGCCGAACCTCCCGTGTTCAGCTGTGCCGACGTGCAGTTCCTGATTTTTCTCATGGTCTACAATAATCGTTTCTTATTTTCAGTTCCATCGAGCGTATTACTATGGCATCTATAGGCTCGCTCACTTCCTGTCCGTCATCCGTAAAGGCTCCGTACCTGCCATAGCTGTAGTTCTCCGAATATCTGTGAGGAATTCTACCGTCATATTCGATGTCGAAATATCCACTGTCTTGCAATGCTTCAAGAATCCTTCTGTAAATCGGTCTGAGCACTCTGATGAAGGAATATTCAAGACGTTCCTCATTATTCCATTCCTTCGTCGTTGAACAGGCTATCACAATGCTCAATGACACCTTCGAGAAGTAACCGCTGCTGACACCACGGTCCTCCTGTACAGGAGTGAACAGAGCGACAAGAGGAAGTTTTGTGTCCGATGAGTGGACTGACTTGCTGTATATGTCAAGCTGCTCCTTCACATATCTGGAATTTCCGAAAATATATGAGACGTGTGGCTGTGATTCTTCATTGAACACACCTGTAGTCATATCGAACAGCTTTATCGACAGACCTTTCCTGGATTCCTCGACAATATCTCCGAAAATCTCCACAATCCCTTTCATAGGTCAAAAGCATTTATCTTCTCCAACATGTTCCTGTCCACCGACACATCCACAGGACATTCCCCTTTCATACACCGGTCCACGAACCTACGGTTACCTTCGACCATGCGGTTCCATGTCTTCACCTGCAGAGACAACGGAGACAGATATTCGTTCGCACATTTCAGGCGTACAGTACCAGTTGCTGTAACCTGGTCATTCGCATATCTGAGGATATGGAAGAATACATAATCCGCAAACTGTTCACGGAGCATATCACATACAATCCCGTATCTGGAGTCCTTATCCGACACATCGTCTGAAATCTGAAGATAGTCCTCTATATGCACAGCTTCATCCTCTCCTACCATCTTACGGAGGAATCCCGGCTGGAGGTCGGCCACATATTTTTCTATGGTCGAGTTGACCACTTGAGAGTCCGGCTTCGGATTCTTCGACATGGATGCATTCTGAATGCTCCTGGGTCCGGAAGTGAAATATGATATGTCTATCAACATAACGCGTTATTTTTTCTTTGTCCTTTTCTTCTCCTCCTGCTCCATGGAATCTTCATCCTGAACTTCGTCGGATTCCGTTTCACCCGTATCGGATGTATCCGGAACCTTCGTGTCATCAGCATGAACGTACTTGTCATCGGAAGATGCACCTTCACTATACTTGTCATCCACATCCGCAACAGGCTTTTCCAGTTCTGAGATACGTAGTTTCATGTTCTCCAGGTCCGATTCCAGTTCTGAGATACGAGCTTCCCTTGAACGCAAATCATTTTCAAGAAGTGAACATCTTTCATTGACCGAGTTCCAGTCCGACACATTCACCGTTATCGACCCGTCTTCGGAAATGACAGCGTCCAGCTGCCCCCTACCGATACGTATCCTCTGTTCCTTGACCAAAGCCTTGATGACCTTTTCATCGCCCTTGAAAACCACATCCATAATTCCATTATTTAGTGATTGCGGTCTTCAACGATTCCAGATTACCGTAAGCGAATGCCCAAGGCATGTATACCGGGAAGATTACCTCTTCCTGCGCGATAAGCACGATTTCGTTACACAGCTTCGTATCCACATCTTCTGCCCACTCAAGAGTGAGGGAAGTATAGTCAACCAGATTGGCGGCCATGTTGAAGTCACCGATAAGATACTTGCCGGGGAGTATATTCACAGTCTCGATAATCGGTCGTCCTGCGATATACTTCACACCGTTCCTTGTCTCGACAATGCCAAGATTCCGTCCGGTGGTGTCCTTCTCGCTTTCCATCGCATTCACAGTAATCGGATTAAGGGCGATAGCGTTCGGGGTATACTGCGCGTATGTCATCACAGCGAATCCGGTCTTGACGACATCAAGAGAATTTGGTTCCTCGATGGACTTGAAGGCTCCGTTGCTTACTTTGAATGTCATGCTTGCTGTTGCAGTCTCTTCCTTATAAGCGACACCCTTCAGAAGAATCCTGCGGTCATCCATCTTGACAAGCTGGTTCGCACTGTTCAGTCCGGTCAGGACAGCAGCACCTGTAAATGTGATGGTCATTCCGTCAAGGATAAGGTCCTGAGGATTCGTGAACTCTATGACCGTATCCTTGTTCGAGTTATATCCGCTTATGGATTTCACTGAACCGGCGGTTCCACTGACAATGGAATCGCTGATGATTTCCTCTACAGGCATTACACCGGTATGATTCACTATACCTGTAAGGTTCTCACCGTTACCGTCACCGAACAGAATGTTCCAGTCTTCAGCATTGTACACGGCTTCCGGAAGCATCTTCAGGATAAACGAACGGATGAACACACGGCTCTTCAACATACGTTTTGAGATACGTAGATGTGTACCGAGCCGCTTGGTACCTGTCTGCTGTTCACGTACCTTGATGCTCGATTCCGGAAGTTTACCGTTTTCAGTGACATACCGTGCATTACGGTCAAAGTCATATACCTGTGTGAATGCGAGATTCGGGAACTTCGGATCACCCTGTAATGTCGTAATGACATCACGCATGTGGACACGCTTGTTCGATACCTGTGATACAACCCTGTTCTGCTGCTGGGTAATCAGATGGTCCCCAATGTAGTTGTCGGTCATTGAAACAATATCTTTCAAGCAGAAACCTTCGAACACTCCTGATTTACGGCAGTTTCCGGAAGCGAACTCCTTGAATTTCTCTGAATCAAGCATTTCGTTCAACTTCTCATCAAACTTGTTGATTACTTCCATGCCAATTCCTTTAGATTTCAGCTTCTCGATTGTCTCACCAAGACCTTTGACTGTTTCAATCAATGACTCGTTGTCCTTTGCAAGCTGCTTGAACTTCTCATCGTCATATCCTTTCAGCTTATCGTTGAGACCTTTCAATCTGTTTTCCATATCTTCAGGTGATATAACACCTTCCATCGCCTTGTTGATAACATCGCACATCATCTTTGCAATGTTGTTCATGAACGTAGCCTGTTCCTGTGGCAGGCCGTCAGTCTTCAGACCGAATTCTGCAACTGTAAATTTCTTCATCTTCAATTAAAATTTTAATCATTATTACTAAATACCTTATTCAGAGGACCAAAGAAAGAAGTGCTTTCGGCGGCTTTTTCCTTAACATCATCATCTTCGTGTGCTCCTTCAGTTTTACCCTGAGTGTCATCGGACGGCTCAGACTTTCCGGCGAAGACGTTTGTGCTACTACCCTGTAACAAGGCATTGCTTCTATACACTCTTGAATAACATGCCGGGCAACGGACGTATGCCATGAAATTCTGTACTGATTTTTCTGTCAGTTCCTGTCCTTCAGATTTGACAGAATCAATAAGTGCAATAACATCAGCACGTACATCCGGCTCCAGTTTGTCTATCTCCTGACCTACAATACGGTCAGTCAACCATCTTGAATACATGGCAGCATTTTCCAAAACCTGCTGGGAGAATGTTACCTCATTCTGTGAATCATAGTCGAACTGGTGACTGCAATGAGGGCATGTCACCACATTTCCGCCATTGACGGCCTTAAGCAATAGATTAAGTTCCATATCGTACTGTTTTAATCGTTCTTCCGAATAATCCGTATTCCGGAACGCTTTCCTGATGAACTCAACGGCTTCCTTAACCTGCTCATGTGTACCTGACTTGAGATTGACAAGGAATGTCTGAGGGTTACTCCCCCAACTGGTCAATGTCGAATACTCGAACATTTTCCATTCAAGAACCTTACATGGGTCCGTCTCGTCACGTTTGATTGCCTTCACTCCGATTGAGTGCTCAAGTGTCCTGCCGTTCTCAGCATACAGCTTGTAGTCGGCCAACGTATCGCGCCCAATCTGTTTCTCGAGATTAAGCTTGCCGACCATAATGAGGTTCCCCTCTTTTTCCTCGCCACTGATCGGCACACCCAACAGCTGGTCGGTACGGTGATTAAGGAACCATCTCATCCTTCCTATGTTCTCCTTCAACGTTTTGTTGAAAGAACCGGGCATAGAAATGTCGTTCTGCGAGTCTTTCACACCGATACCGTTCACTGCTACTGTAACGATACCCTTCTCATCAACATCATTCGCCTTCGTCCTGTACTGAAGGCACTTGGTCTTCTCTTCCATCTTCAACTCCACTTTTTGTGTTAAGACTTAATACTTCCTTCACTCTATTACGTTCCCTGTCCGTCATGTCGAACAGGGTCTTGTCAAATATATCTTCCTCAAACCTGCTCTCCCCAATCTGGGCTCGCCAGTCGTTTATTGTTATCAGCCCGCAACGGAACTGCTTCTCGCACCTGTCATTTACAGATGTCCTGACATCTTCCTTTTCCTTAAGGCCCTCCTGCAGGCAGTCCACATGTGAAAAGTCGCAGTCCAGGTAATATCCTGACTGCTCGAGTCCCAGGAACGATGTAAGGTCTGCGCAGAAATTCGATGCCATTGGGATTATAACAGAACTGTAGACGCTCTTCTCGGCAGAAGACTGGTTATTGAATGTAGACTGGTCCTTGCGTGGAACCAGAACTGAAGGTATACCGTATGAACCGGCAATCTGTATGGCATCCGCCAGAGTCTCCTCGAACGGCTGAAGTTCGGCTATTGAAAGGTTGGTTCGTACAAACGTCAGCGGAACTTCTGACAATCCGTATGGCAGCTTGTTCTTTTCCAGTCCGTATCTCTCATAATGGTCGTCAAGCAGTTCCTTCTTCTCTTCTTTTGTAAGGGCGGATGTCCCTGCATCGTCCTTCTTCTGGCTTACAAGGAATCCGAGTCCACCGCGCTTGACATAGATTATGTTCCTTGCTTCATACACTGCAATCAGGTTCGATATAGGTTTAACCAACGGGAAAAGACGGCTCTGCGCCTTCAGGAAGCCGCTACCTGAATGGTATGAAATGGCACCGTCACGGTCATGCCATATCTGGCTGACCGGAATTTCCATGTTGTCAACACCTCCAAATCCGAACCTGTAGCATCTTACAATTTCGTCGACTGAAGCGATTCCGAACAGCGGTATCTGCTGCCGTTGAGGTTCGACCACGACATAATCAGATGGGATTACCCAATAGTTGTCACACATTTTGTGCTTGGGTATCGATGTAGATATGGAAGTCATTGCGGCACGGAAGAACGAATTGCCAGTACACAGCTTATAGACGAAATGCTGGTATATGAGTTCCTTCCAGCTCATAAGGCAGTTCGGACGCGTGAGTATCTGGTTCATCCTCTTGTTCTCCCATACGACAGAATCATCCTTCACCTTCTTGAGCTGGAACTTTGCGCCGGAAACCCTCGATGCGATATAGTCAATAGGGAAGAACACCTCAGGCACGTTTCTGAACAGTTCCATGAAATTGTGGCCGCACACCATCGGAGAAGCGAATAGGTCATTGAACGTCCATCCACCAAGGGAAACGTCGACAGTTCCTGAGGCGTTCGCAGGAATATCCACCCTTGAAGGTACGCTGTCAATCTTCAGTCCGACAGATTCCGGCAGACTCTTTGTATTGAATAGTTCTGAAAACATCTGATGTCTTTTGAACAAAAATAAGATTTTACCAGGTCAGAAATCCAAACAGTCAAAATCTCTATCTGAGCAAAATATACAAACTATTAAATATCAGCTGTTTGTAACAAAACATGATTACTGCATCCTGATTGCCATGTATGCAAATCCGCTGATAACGGCGCTAGGTCCGTACTCTTCCGAATCCTTGCTATAGTCAAGAACACTTGTGACGAACAAATGATATTCACCGCCTTCATTCATCTTAACTGGCGAAAACAGGAAATGCGTGCGTACATAATCCGATGTCGCCGATATTCTCTCACGGATATCGGCATATTCCTTCCTGATGCTTACCTGCGGAATGAATTCTCGAAGTTCCCTGGCCATCTGGTAGAACGACCTTCCGGATTCCACGACACAGGGCTGTCCGTATGATACGATAGCATCCTTCATTTCAGATATGGAGTCCGTATCCCTCCATATGAGGTCAGTTATGTGCCATCTATCTCCTATTCGCATTCCTGCAACCAGACAGAACCTACCGTTTACTGACGGCATTACATATACCATACCATCAGAATACACATATTCAGATTCCGGATTGAAGAAGTTGAGGCCGGTACCTGTATAAATGCTCCTCTTGCGTCTGTTTGCGAATGATACGTATTCCTCATAGCACAGGTCATGCACGATATACCGCATAATATCAGAAAGGTGTCCGTGTTCCTCATAGCTCTGACCTGTAGCCTTATCCTTGATTCTTGTCTTCAGCATTCCTCCGTTCACATCCTTCTGTACTGACATGTAATCCTCAATGGAGTTCCTGCATCCTTCGTCCACAGATACCGATATGCCTTCGATCTGCCCGTCAAACACAGCATTTATGAACTCTCCGGTCATTGCCACGGACGGGTTCCTCTTCGATACCATATCAACCACTTCGAAGCCATCCTTCCGGATTGTCTCGATGAACAGGTCCATCCATGAACGTTTCTCGTCATCGAACGTGTTGGCCGACTTCGTGGACGCATCACCATGTAGGAATATCCTGTCCGAATAGCGGATGCTGCGCAGATAGCGAACGGAAAGTGCCGCCGATTTCCGTACCGTGTTGTCAGGGCTTGATGCACACGTCTCATGGAACTGCCATATCCTCTTTCCTGACGATGTGTCGCACTGCCAGTATGATATGGAGATGTATGGAAGAACGTTGTTGTCCACGGTCATGTGTATGGGAAGACTACTGTCATATCCGAATGAACCAGAATGTACACCTCGGTTGAACGAACCGAAGAACTCGGAACCTGTACGGATTACACCCCACTCACCCAGAGCATATACGTTGTAATAGTCCGGGTCATGGTTACGGTCATACTCGAAATCGGCGATACACTGCTCGTCATAGAACCCGTATGTACCGTCAGGAGAACCTACTACCCAGAAATTGTTGAGATATGTAGACTGTATGATTACCATATTAGGAGACTTGTGTTCGATTTCCCCAGTACGCGGATTCATGACCTTCTTCCCCTCGTTCATCCTGACTGACTTCACACGGCACAGTTCATCCGGAATCCTGACGCCGCCGATTTCAACCTCCATGGGAACATCATGCCATGACTCCATGTCCAGCCATTCCTTCTTGATCCAGTGAAGTTCCGATATCGGATTGAACGTAGCTATTATCTGCTGGCCGATCTTTCCTCTCAGACGCTTCCTGACCTGCTTCAGGTCGATGAGGTCAAACTCCGAAAGCTCCTCCAGCAGAACACGCTTGTAGTTAGAGATACCCTTAATCTTCTCGGAATCGTCCAGACCACCGAAGTCAATCCTTGCACCGTTGGAACACCGGATGCAGTTCTGCATGAACCGGAACATCTTCGATATGCCAAGAAGATTCGCAGCTACCCTGAAATCCTCATAGATGGTGTTCCTGCAGGATGCCCCAACCTTACGCAGAACAAGACTGTTCTCTGAATCCAGAAGCGTCTGGATAAGGACAGTCTGCGCCACGCTGAACGACTTTCCTGATGAAGATCCACCGAACAGGATGATGAACCTCAAACTAACGTCATTCATGAACTTAAGAAGATAGAACCCGTTCGGGTTGAGCTTCCTATAGTTGACCAGCATATTCTGACATTTTGTAAACTACGTCCGACGGACGGTATCTCATTTCCCTTTCATTTTATCACTCTTTATAATAGTAACATAATGTCACTCTTCATCGAATCCTATCCGAAGTTCGGTTACAGGCTTACCTCCACTGGTAACTGACAGTTCCTTAGGAGCGGTCCATCCGTTCATGGATGCCAGAAGACGGGCCGCCTCGGTCTTTCCGTTGAACTCGTATGTGACCTTCCCGTTGTCATTCCGGATTGATTTCAACGCGTTCCTTGCCCTCTTGGGTATCTGGTTAGGTTTCCTGAGAATCATCCTACCGGTCTCAGGATTGACGGTATACAGGTCGATAGGGTCTGCACCTATTATGTCCATAAGCACCTTCTCGACCTTTTTCCGGTCAACCTTGGACTCTTCCGCACGCTCTTCCCTAAGCTGCTGAACCCTTGCTGCAACCTTTGTACTTGCCAGGAGCCTGCTTGCGTTGCTCCAGATCGTCTCGTTCTTCATGTTTGAACAGTCGTATGCCATCCTGTACGCTTCACTTGCATTGCCGTCGCAGTCCAGGTAATACATGCAGAACCGTTCCTGTTTCTCTGTAAGTTTCATAAGCTATCTGTTGTTTATACCTATCATAGGAGGCAAGCATAGTGCTGCCTGTCGTTATTATGTCATCATAGAATATCACATTCGGCTCACGTATCGGTCTGAGCAGGAAGAACTCAGGGTTAATCCTGTCCTTGTCCGTACACTGTATGGCATTCTCATAGAATCTTATTTTCACCCCCGCGGCGATTTTACGGCAGACCTCTGTGGCCAGGTGGTATCCGTCGGCATGTCTGCGCCTCGGTGCTGTAACGATGCACCAGTCTCCGTCCGGCCGTACCACCTGTGATATGAACCTCACGGCAGCCTCGGAAAACGCGCATGCGGCGGACTGCGACATCTTCAGTTCCTCGAAAGTGACACCTACTTTCGTTGTCCTGAACATGGACACGTAGAACAGGTCCCCTTTCCGGTGAAGCGAGTATCTCTCCTTCATGTCACACCTGAGAGTTCTGCGTCTCCAACCTCCAGGATCCCTGTCCCATTCGTCCATTCTTATTATCCTAACCATTGAACACTTTCCTTATCCCGGTCTCGACCGGTGTATAGCTCAAAGGTACAGAAAAAACCTCAGTGTCCACCGTCTGTACAGGATTGTCCATGCATCGCCTGTTAGGAACATACTGAACGTCAACATTTTTATATTTCCTTACAGTTTCAGTGAATGACTTCACGGTACACGGTGTAGGATTCACCGCATTGATTAGCCTGTTGTTGCAGAACGCTGCATACATCAGGCATTCGACTATATCATCAATCCATGTGAACGACCTTATGTTCATCCCGTTGTTGTATATGGTCACATGGTCAAGGTTCATTAGGTTCCAGAGAAGAGTCCCTTCACGAGGGTCTGGACCATACACATTATGAAGACGTACTCCGGTCGAATATGGGCAATATACGGACGCGAACTGTTCGTTGAATGCCTTGCTCATACCGTACATGGATGTCGTGTTCTCCCCCATTGCGGTTGACGAGCTGGCATACACCAGCTTAACACCTGATTCCCTGCATGCCTTCGCCACTTCCATGAACGTATCGATGTTGTCCTTGCGTATCTGCACCAGGTCGTTGTTGAAAACGCTGGTCTGCGCTGCAAGGTGATATACAACATCTGCACCTTCCATGTAACGTCCGATATCGGATGCTTCAATCCCGCACTTGCGGTCTATACCTACCACTTCAACACCACTTTCTTCAAGTTTCCTGCAGAGGGCCTTCCCTATGAATCCCATGCTGCCTGTTACAATCGATTTCATCATCTCTCTTTAATTCTTTGGATAGTTTTCTTTCTGTAATCTGAGGACCTGCATATCTTGCATCTGCTCTCACGCAGGATATACACCTTCCCCTTGTAGTTTACGTGTCTGATGTAGAACTTCGTCTCAGGAAGCCACTCGCCGCATGACGAGCATCTTCTCATGACGCGTCCACCTTCGTTCCTTACGTTCTTTCTCACGTGTGTCTTGATAAGAGTACACCCGTAACACATGCTGTCCGTATCACGTATTCTCCGGCACATGTATACCGAACGGAGACCGCATCGGGCCATCCTCCTGCAGTCAGACCTTGGTTCCGGCCTTACCATCACTTCTCGATGTTAAGTTCGTACTCGTATCTTTTAATACGTCTGTATGACACAACAGTTACAGGTCCGTTCCCGTCAGCGTCTGATATGGCCTTCTCCATGACCGATACAGGTACTCTGTCCGGAAATTTAAGATACACTCTCCCGTATGCTCCGTTCCGCACGAACGTGACGAAATAGAATCTCGTCCTGTTTTCCTGGAAACTCAAGTATGCAATCACAACCCCGGCCATGGATGAAACTGCCGCAACCGTCCATGGTTCTGACAATTCCACTGCACACGCAATGAGTGCAGCGGCAAGTACCGTTACCGATACCCTCACCGCAATCCTGATGCGGTGCCTTACTGTAGCATTCTTCATCTCAGTAAAATTTTGGTTTATAATTCGGTCTCATTTGATTTGTTCGTCTTTTCCAGTTTTTCAATTACTCTGTCGAACTTTTTGGAGTATTTGTTCTGCCACTTCCTATACCCCCTACCGTATTCGCCAAGGCCGTAAACAAGAAACCCTGACACAATAAGGATTAATGCTACTGCCCTATGCCATCCAGGAAATGAAATCCTGAAAGGGTCGGTAGTTATTGTCACATTTGCCACAAATAGCAGATTCACTATTACAATGATTATTAATATTGCAGTTTTCATTTCTTTTCCTCCTTTCTTTCCAATTCATTAATTTTCCTTTTATATACTGAAACAGTTTCCTCCCAATCTTTATCAGCAAGCAAATAACCAACTCTTACCGCGGACTGCGCACCATATAGGTAAGCCCTACATAAGGCTTCTTCCATCCATTCCTGGAAATGATTGAAATCTTTACATGGATAAATAATTCCTTTGCACTCCATCATTCTCTTAGCGAAATCACGGGCATCCTTCTGATAACCGGCATCATTCATCACGTTTGGTAGTTCTTTTGGCATCATATTCAGTCCTCCAAAAAAGGTATCAAATCATCGAAGTATGCCCATTTGTAAACACTTTCAAATTGTTCATACCAAATAGTATTGTCTCTCTTATGATAATATCCGCTTCCATAGGAACCGTCTTTAAGGATATAGAGACATAATCTTCGTTCCTGCGGTGTCTCTTTGGCATCGTGCCACGAAGCGTTTACTCTCCAATTTGCTCCTTCAATAAAAGCCGGAATAGTAAGTTTATCAATACAGACCTGTATATCAGTCTCCTTTTTCCACTCATTGTCGCAATACAATTCGGCTGCTTTTCTGACTTCAGCGTATGTCATAATCAGTCCTCCAAATTATAATTCCAAAAACTAAGTTTCCCTTTCACATTCATAATCGGCTTGCTAAACAGAACAGCATCCTTCAGCACCCAGTTCCAGACTCCTTTCTCTGCCCAGACAGACGGATGGTTCTGTACGCAGTCAGCTATTACTACGCTGCCGATGATGGCACCTTTGGGAAATCCGTCATATGTACAGTTAAAAATCAAAGATTGTGATGACTTTCTGATTATATCATATTGATTAAAGCTGTATCTAAACACAGGTTTGCTTGATGAAGCATGAATAAGTACCCTCTGACCTAAGTATTTCTTAGGGCAGCTCCAAGTTCTGTTTTCGATGTCTTTGATACCGTGAGCGATTAGGCTCGCCCACGGCTGTTTGATAGATATGGCTTTCATGATTTAATTCTCCCTCTTGATTATTTCATAATACATATCTGCCATGAGAGACAACGCTCGTGAATTGAAGTCGTGTACTTATGCTTTCTCGTAGTCTCCTTTGTTGTCAGCTTCTCGCATCTTTGAAATCTCTTCGTCTGCCATCCTTTGTATTTTTCTGTGCATCCTTAATGCTGCATATCTCATCAGATCGTCATACTCTTCCTTTGGTATTGTATTTATTGCTCGCCTCATACTTTAATCCTCCAATCTTTTACTAAATGGTTTTGCTTGTTTGAAATTAGAGCAGGCTATAGACTTATTAGAAGTCATGTAAATAGATTTACTTCCTTTATTGCAATATGCTGTTTTATGACATACCTTACTACGGAGTTTATAATATTCTTCACAATCAACACATCTTTTCATTCTTGTATCTCCTTTCTGTTACATCTTTTGATTCTGTGAATACCTACAATTCTACCAAACTTCATACCTGTCTGATGATTTTTCGAGTAAGTACAGAAGTATTCTTTCACTCCTTTTAGTTCTTTTATATAGAACCACTTACAACCGTGGCATTCAAATGGTTTCATAACCATTCCTCCATTAATTCCGGATTGTCGTAAATGTTTCCGATAACTTCGATTTTATCCCAATATTCACCTAGCCATTCCCCTAAAGGTTTTGTTCCTTCTTTAATATCACCTTTCATCATCAAACACCATGCTCCTAACTCTTCATTCCAAGTTACCTTGAACAGATATTTATCAAGGGTTGTTGTAATCTGCATGATGTCGTCTTCATATATTTCTTTCTCATTCTTATCCTGAAGTCCGGTGAACTGGCAGATGGTTCCTTGCTTTGTAAAAACAGGTCTATCGCTATAAAAGACTATATGATGACCATCTAAATCAACTTCATCAAATCCGATTATATGGCTTTCGTTACAGACCTTTACAGGTGATCCATAAACCCACTCATTTGTTACAGAGGATTTCCCTCTGAATTTTATTTCTCTGCTCATATTCATTTCTCCTTTCCACCTATCCCAGCAGCCACCACATGACTGCCAGGAACAGGTAATACAATTTCGTTTTCATTGATTATTCATATCGTTGTTATATTATCAAAATCACTCCCATACATGATGTATGCCCCACGCCTCCGAAGCTCTGCAACCAACTGCTCATTGGTGTATGGTACCAGCTTACCGGCACGCCGTATCAGCTTCTGCCGTTCTGCCGTATGCCGACTTTCACATAACCGGCACCTGCTGGTGTAATGGGTACCGGATTTGGTCTCATAGGCACGGAACTTGCTTTCCGGCAGGTTCCGTCCACACTCAATACATTCCTTCATGAAGCTGCCCTCCTTATCAGTCCCATATTACGATTAACTAGATTGATTATCCTGTCATGATAGTCGCTTGTCCCATTGCAAACCGCACGGCTTTGCACGATCTTGAAAGTCTGCAAGGAAACCTCTATTGTCTCCAGACGCTTCCCATCCTTTTGCGCTGTAAGGATTATGCAGTCCTTACGTTTGTAATATCCATTTTGATATACGCAATGGTGCATTGCCTTTCCTTCCTGGTAGAACTGCGTCACACTCTCTAGCGGACGGATAACAATATCTTCATCCTTGATTTCCATTCCCAGGAAAGGCTGGATCCTTCTGATGAAAGACAGAATATCCTGTTTCATTCTGGACATTCGTTCAATCCGCCTCTTCCGTTCCTCTTCAGCCCAAATCTTTGCTTCGATCTTTCTCTTCCGTTCCAGTAGCTTATCATGAGCCTTTTTAAGATTCTTCGGACAAACGTAATAAGCGTTATGGATGTCCAGGCGGAAATAGTCCAGCATTTCCAGGTAATCATGATACATGGAACCATCCTTGATGATGTACCCGTTACGGTTACAGATATTTATCGCCCATGGATGGGAAAGACCTCCACGGTGCATATAGAAGTCCAACATGCTGTACTGCTTGGTTTTCAAAAGCATTTCCGCATACTTGCTTTCTCCAAGAAGCGCACGTATCATTATGGCCGGAGTGACACCGTGGAACGAAGTGCGAAGACCGTTCCTGCGGAGTATAGGGAGCAGCTTTACTTTCGGATATACATAACCGTCTATGTCATAAGAATGGGAACAGTAGATGCTTCCGTCCTTCTTGATACTCATATCTGTAGTATGAAGCCATCCTCTATACCCCATATTCATGGCTTTGGCAATAATAGTCTCCTTGTTGTCAGCAGTTATCCACTGCTGGCATACTTCGTCGATGAAATAATGGGGTTCATTATCTTTCCTTACATACTTGGCCGTGTAGAAGTGACGGAGAACTTGAAAATCTCCTGATGTAGTGACTACTGTCAGATAGCTTGCTGAATCGTCCTTTGTCTTATGGCTTACCTTCACTTCCAGTTTTTCGCCGCAATAGGGGCACCGTATATACCCGTCCTTCTGTCCGGTAGTGTCTACCCACATTTTTCCGCATTCGCTACACCACATTTCATCCTTACAGCGGAAAGCGTTGTGTGGAAAACAATGCCTCTTTCCCCATCGTATCTGGGCTTCTGTTATCGCTGGCAGCTTACTACTGAGTTCAACTACCAACCTTTCACGCTTTGTCCTTGGTTTCATAGAAGTTCGAATATGTTTTCGATATGTTCAGGGACTACATCCTTCTTAACAGACTTCACCGGTTCTACGGTTTGGCTATTATCGGAAGTAACAATTACACTTGCATCAGACGTTGGATTCACAGGCTGAATATCATCCTCATCAAAAAAGTGTACGGCCATTCCGAACACTTCTTCATCCATGATTGCGACACACCGTGCCCCCTTCTTTCTTGCTTCTTCGATGATATAATCGCAGCATTGTTCAACCGTCTTTTCAGATGATTTGTACTTTTCGCAGAACAACTTGTCATCTTCAGACCTTTTTTCCAGGTATTCTCTTATAACCTTTACGAATTCCTTGTTCACTTTTTCCATAACTGTATTTTTTTGTTTGACTTCAAATAAAAAGGCCACGGAAGACCGTGGCCGTAACTATGGTACAAGATCGTCGAAAAACCCCGGTATACGGGGATTCAACGCCTCGAACTCTTCACGGAAGAACTGTTCTTTAGTCCTTCCCATCTTCTTTCCCTTGCGGGTGTGCACATCGAACGTGTAGGGAGGTATTGGTATCGGATTACTCCTGACGTCATCAATCCATTTTTCCGCATCTATCAGATTCCTGTCATAGATAAAGTTCTGGAGATGGTCTGCGTCACGGTTTTTCCTGCAATGGCACAACAGGATTACAGCCTTGCTGACGAATATCCTGCCCTTCGGCCTGTCAGCTCCTCTGTTAACCAGTTCGTGACCCTGCCACAACGCTTCCACCTCATGCGTCACAAGACCGTAACAGTCCTCTGCACTGATGGTATACAGGCGTTTCCACACATAATCACGGTAACCGCTCTCCCACAGTTCAATGGCAAAATACCCGGCTACAGCCGCATCGCACCGTCTTACCGCCTTCTGCATCGCAGATGAGACATCGAAAAAACTGTATCCTCTTACTGTCTTCAATTCCATAACTGTTTGGTTATTTTTGTTTTACTTCCATAAAGATAGTGAAATTCAGCGATTTACACAATCATATATTACTGATTTTCAACGTCTTTTTCAGAACCTGAACTTGACTGCGATATTGTACTGTACCATCTGCTTGGTAGTACCTTTACCGTTGTTTGTCGGTCCCTTGATATTGACAGATTCACCGAAATTCTTCCTGATGAACAGTATGGACTTCCGTTCCTCCTCCTGGTTCCTGATTGCTGCAAGCCCTCCGGAGTTTACGAACGTAGACTTCTGCTCGAAGTTATAACGAAGGTCCGTAAGAATCCTCCTTTCCTTGAACTTGACATAGCATGAAATCCAGAAGTCCTCCTTCAGCCTGAGCTCCTCGTTCCACCAGATGTTACTGTTGTACCTGACACCGTAGGAACAGCCTGTTATCATCTTTGAGAGCGAAAGGAACGCGGTCTCCTCGTACATGACGGGAGTCACCTTCGACGTGAACCCGAACAGATGTACATCCATCATCTCAGCCATCTCGTACAGCGACTGGATGATATGTGTTATCCTGTCCTTGTCCTTTATCCTTGCTGACTCACCCTTTTCGACATATATTGACTTGCAGGCATGCACGTCGTCATCAAGCATGAACAGGTCACCGAAATGCCTTGCCATCCAGTTACGTTTAGGGATGAGACCGATGACATCATCCGGATGGGTTACAATCTCACAGTCGGGGTTGTATTCCCTGTACAGTTCCGCCTGGCTCTCGGCCACGCAGATTATCGGGTCGTTCACCAGCTTCTTGGCGAACACCCTGTCGTGCCGCTTATGGCTTGGGATTACAATTCTGCAGGGCATGGCGGACATCCTTTATATCGACTACATTACTCTTGCTTATCTTGCCGGTCTTGTAGCTCTTCATGTGCTGCATGTCGAGCACTTCCCTCAGCCAGTTGCTGTCCACCTCACTCGAAGATATGATGATGAACAGTTCGTGCTTCTCGTCATACTTCGGTACAAGGGGATAGACGGCAGTCTCATCGGTAATCGACTCGAACCTCTCACGGAACGCGTCCTTCTTCTTATCCGGAGCGAATTCCACGCCCCAGTCCTGAAGCTCGGACTGGTCCCACTCGTTCTTCATCACGTCCATGTCGTTCTCGCCGAAGCTCACGTTGTCCTTTGCGGAATACTCACGCAGCTTTCTGGCAGGAGTACCTTCCGGAAGCACCTTACATGGAAGTTCCTCATATCCGAGTTCACGGCACGCACGCATACGCAGGTTCCCGCAAACGACAACATACCTTCCTTCGTGCGGATACACGATAAGTTCACGCAGTTCCAGCATTTCCGGTGAATCGGATATGCTCTTCTTCATCGCCTCATAGCGGTAGTCACGGAAGAATCTTGGATTCTTCGGAAGCCCGTCAATCTGTCCCTTGTTGAAGTCCAGAAGCCCGACGGGAATGTTCTTGAATACAAATTCCATAGCCAACCATTATTAAATTCAACATCACATAATCAACAACACTATAACAGTCAGCAACAACCTATCCACGATTCCTGTTGTACTCCACCTTGTCCTTAATCAGCTGCTCTATGTTCTTACATCCTATTGATTTCAGGTAAGTGAGAGTGGCAATGATAACGTCTGCCGCTTCCTCTTCCCTTGCACTGTACTGCGGAATGTGGACGCTCCGTTCATGCTTCCCGGCTTCGAACAGTTCACGCCATTCTGCGGATATGCCGATGCACAGCCCCTTATGTGAGCTGTGTACGGTAATCTTCTTCCTTTCCAGGGCTATCTTGCGGCATTCTTCAGCAATCCTGTTCAATGTTATCATATGGTTATTGTCAGACATATCATTTAAAAAAAGGGAGCATCATGCGCCCTCAAGTTCTTTAATACGTTCGTTCAGTTTCTTGAAATCCCTATTGTAGGATTTGGATATTCTAGCGTTAATCGCATTGAACTCTTCCGGAAACATCTCCTTTACAAGTTCCATCTGAAGCCTGTATACTACAGGATACCTGTTCTGACCGAATCTCTGGACTATGAATTCACGGTACCATGATTTCCTGTCCTCCGGATGAGTTCGGACATACTCAACGAAATCCTCCCTAGTCGAGAACTTGTCTATTCCCAACGAGGAAAGGTATTCGTTGTCTAACATCAGCAGAAGCAAGGCATCAAATACGGTCTGCTCGATCTGTGTGATTTCGCTTCCGATTTTCCTGTATGAATTTCCCTTGAGCATAATCTCATTCAGCCCCTTGAAAACCTTTTCCCTGGTATCTTCCTTGATTCCTTTCAGCTTCTTCTGAAGCTTGTCAAGTTCCTTTTCCTTCTGGTCAACGCCGGTCTTTATCTGTGTAGATGAGGATTTCCTTACATAATAGAATGCTATTCCATATCTGAACCCTGAACTGGAGTCGATGGATATGCATCGGTAAACCTCGTTCCTCTCGAGCATCGATGCGATTCTACTGTCATCTTCCGCATAATGGCACCTTCCGTTGAACACACTTGCATCAACGACCGCTATCCTGTTTTCAGACAGCTTATGTAGAATGTCAGAATATGCTTTCTTCCTGTCATCTGTCCACCATGACTGTTCACCTTCGGAAATGACGACTGTCTGTCCGAACTCAAGCGGTTCACCGATATGGACAATACACTTTTCTTTCAATATTCTGGAAACTACATAGGCATTCTGCTTCCTGTTCATGCAGGATATATCAGTACATTTAGGATTGTCACCCTTCATTTCCCAGAACAGGCAGGAATAATTCGACGTGTTCTTCTCGCACTTCGAACATGGTACGAAACCTTCAATGGAATCCTCGCCGTCCTTGTAGAACTGGGCTGATGTCAAGATTCCGAACCGGTTGTCAATGTAACTCCTGACATCATTCACTGTAAGTTCCTTTCCCTTGTAGGTGTCAGCGAACTTCTCCTGTACCTCCTTGTCCAGCTTTGCTACCATGAGGGCGCCTGACAACGGTATCAATCCGTCCCTTATCATGTCATGTATTTTAGGTACCAGGCTTCCAAGTTTTATACGGTCCTGTATGAAACGGACAGTCTTACCGAACTTGGCAGATATGTCCTCGACCTTCTGTCCCTTCTCGACAAGCAGAGAAAACGCTACCCCCTCTTCCACAGGGTCAACGTCCTGCCTGCTCAGGTTCTCCGTTATGCTTGCCTCGAACGCCTCCTCATCAGTCAGATTCTTTACGATGCATGGAATAGATCCGTATTTCCCTGGATTCTTTTCACGTAACATCCGGAAGGCACGGAACCGCCTCTCTCCGCATACAATCTCGTACCGTGTGATTCCGATTACTTCCAGCGTATCCTCATCCAGTACCGCATCATCCTTAGGACGGACCGTTATCGGCTGCAGAAGCCCCTGCCTTGCGATATTTTCAGAAAGTTCGACAATGGAACACTCATCGAACGTCTTTCTCGGATTGTCTGGTGACGGCATGATTTCAGACATGCATATCATCCTTACCTCAATTCCTTTATTTTCCATATTTGTTTGACTTTTAGTTTATTAACTACTATAAAGATAGTGATTTACAACAAGTTATACAAACCGATTCTTCGCCATTTTGTCGCCTTTTACAGTTCACAGATAATGGAAAAGTAGTGTCTCTGGGCTGTTTTCATGAATGCATCAATATGCTCTTCGCTTACACTCACCCAGCAGTGTCCGTTCAATGTGAGATGCAGGTCGTTCCATCCGAAATGGCTGCATATATAGCCGTAACGGTTCATCCCCTTACTGTTCCATTTTATCTCGAACCTTCTCATTCCTATAGAATTTTTCAAGTTCCTTTGCCTTCTTCTGAAGGCTCTTTCGCTTCATGAACTCCATTACCTCGTCTGAACGCCTGAGGGCTTCAGCAGCTTCCTTGTCTCCCGCTTTTGCCATCTCAATTATGGATTTCCTGTACTCCTCATAGACCATTCCGGATGAAGCCTCCGATTCAATCGTACCTTTATGCTCGCTGTAAGAAATCCTGTCGGCCTCAGTGCACCTCTCCACATTGTACCGGCGGAGCCATCCCATGATTACCGAACCGTCGATACGGTTGTATATCTCACCGTACCTTCCCTTCATGGCATTCTTGAAACAAAGCTTCAGGTCTGCAACCGTGAAATACGGGTATTCTTCGATTATCAGTTCTGTTGTCACCGCAATCTGCATTTCTGTCATCGGTTTCGTCACGTTGAAGAACTCGGAACATTCCGCAACAAGATAACCGGCCATCGCCCTCGTGAATGTAACCCCATACCTTGCGACCACAACCGCGACGCTTGGCTCGTTTCCCATGAACACGTCATGGAATGTCTTTGGATTCAGCACCGCGAAGTATTGCTCCGGCGAGTTCCTTAACGCGGCCAGCTGCCGTTCCTCTTCCTGCACTTTCAGTTCTGTTTTCATAATTTCCCTCCAAAATCTTTAGAAAATTCGTCGGCCGGAATATCCAGTCGAAGTCACATCTCCAGTTCCTGTCGTTGTTCCCGAGCAGGAAAGGAGACCTGAGTACGTTTTCGAACACCTTCATGATAGAAGATTTCCCGTTCTCTGAAGCCCTGGCCTTCACAGCCTTCTTCCTGTTTTCAGTCATTGAAGACACTTTCGGAAGCTTTCCGGAAAACATCCTGTTGAACGTATCCATCAGCCTTCTGTAGTCTATCTGCGCGTCTTCATGACATTCATCAGGGGGGACTATAGGGGGTATATCTCCATTTCCATTTCCTTCTCCTATTATAAGAACGGATTGTTCCGTGAATGATACCGGATTGTTCCGTGATTGTTCAGGTATCGTTTCCTTTATGCTGTCTATCAGATTTTTAGGTATGTTCAAATCATCATGATTCGGTTTGTTGATTACTTGATGCCGGGTGAAGGTTGGCAGATATATGAATCTCTCACCTCTGTATGAAAGCAGACATATAAATCCGTTTATCACGAGCTCGTTCATCCATTTCTCAAACTGCTGAATCTGGATCTGGTCATACGGGAATATCTTTGACTTCAGCCATATGGAATCTCCTATCACGACTCCGATGTCATCCGCGAAGTTCCACATCCCTATATACAGGAGCCTTGCGTCCCTGCTGATACGCCCTATCTTCGTATCGTCCCAGAACTTGGGTTTTATCGAACGTATCCTTGCCATAGGCCTTCAACCAATTAGGACAGGAATCACCTCATACTCCACGCGTGGGTCCTTCCTGTCAACCATCTTCTCAATCTCTATCCTCGTACAGTACCGGTCGTTCCTTATCGTACCGGTCTGCTGGAGGCAGTCAAGCAGTATCTTCAGGCTGTTGTCCAGGTCAGGCCGGTTGCTCGAGAAGTACACCTTCGCCTTCAGGGCGAAATACCCCTCAACGTCACGACCACGTTCCGGACACTGAAGATAGAACGACTTCTCATATTTCGTCAACGCTTCGCTCTTGGCGAGCTTCGACTTTCCGTTTATGGTAACGATCCTGTAGCAGTTGCTCTTGCTCGGTATGTTACCTCTTATCGTATACATATCATTAGATTATTACGTTGGTCAATTGTTTACCGTTGCTCTTTATCACCCATTTCCCGTGTTCAGGCTCGGATATTACCAAGTCTTCAACCTTACCGAACCTTCTGTAGCTACCGCACAGGTCAATCACCCACCCGCGTTTCCCGGGGAACGGACGGATTACACGGCCAATCATCTGGTAGTACAGTGACAGTGACATGGTAGGCCTTGCCAGAACTATCGTGTCAAGCTCAGGATAATCAAATCCGGTGGTGAGTGTACCCACATTCGCAACCACCCTGACAGTTCCTGCCTTGAATGCATCCAATATCCTCTCCCGATCCTTCTTGGGAGTCTCGCCGCTTACCACCGCACAGTCCGGTATGGATTCCGCCAGCTTCTCGGCCTCCCTGACGAACTTGGTGAACACCAGTATGCCACGCCTACTGCTTCCGTCCTTCGGATTCATTATTCGGCTGACTATCCTTGAGAGATAGGAATAGATGTCCACCCTTGCGAACTCTGCCGAAAGGCTACTCTCGTCATATTCGTTCCCCTTCGAGTTCTTCCTGAGACGGCTCAGGTCTATCTGCGTAAGGTCGAAATATCTCAGAGCGGAAAGGAATCCACGGTCCAGAAGTTCGCGGACCTGGCAATGGTATATCACATCGTCGAACACCCTTGGACGCGTCCTCGTCAGGAATTTCAGCATGGAACCGCCCATATAGCTGTACAATCTGTACGGAGTGGCCGTGAGACCGGCAATCTTCCTCTTCCTTCTTGAGAAGAATGTCATGTACATACCTTCCGATGGATTTACAAGATGGCACTCGTCAATCAGGATATATTCGAAACGGTCGAAATCCTCCATGTGGTTGTATACGCTACCGATGGTGGCGAATGTTATACGGCTTATGTCCTTCCTCCGTACTGATGCGGAATAGCACGAACAGTCCCATATTCCGTATGACTGAAATTTTGCGAAGTTCTGTTCGAGTATCTCCTTGTTGGGCTGGAATACAAGTAGGTGGGAGTCAAGATGTGCGGCAACATCCGCTATGACAAGGCTTTTGCCGGCACCTGTCGGCAGAACCATAAGACCGTTCCTCCTGTCCCTGCTTCTGAACAGTTCCACTGCTGCATGGCTGGCAGCAAGCTGATAGTCCCTCAACTGATACTTCATATCACAATCTCCTTGTCATGTACCTTCTGATGACAGGACGCACATAAGGTGACAAGACTGTCAAGGTGCTCGAGTTCATGCCCGAGTATCGACCTTCCGTCAACCCTGTATGTCCTGTGATGTACTTCAAGCGGATATCGTGCACCGCAAACCACGCATCTGTGTCCGTCCCTTATCCTGACCTCTCTGGCCACCTTCTCCCAATACGGGTTCCGTGACAGTGACTTCACATATACGGACCTGCGGCCACGCCTGTGCCGGAGTCTGCTCATCCCTTTTCCTCCTCACCATATCCCAATTCCCTGTCGAGCTCATCCTCTCCACCGGCATCGTCCGTACCGTCCTTATCCGGTTCCAGGTCAAGGTCCTGTTCGGTCGGCGGTTCGAATACCGGGAATTCCAGGCCGAACAGTTCGTTCATGGCAATGCGGTTCCGGTCCTCCTGGCTCCACAGCGACGTCTTCTCGTACTTCTCGACCTTGCTGGCCTTGACAAGCAGCACACGTCCGTTGATGATGGAGTATGTAAGGAAATATCCGGCAAGAGCTATACGGAACGTCTTGGTTGCCGGAAGCTCCTTCTCCTTTGTCCCTTCATGAACCTTCGCAGCATAGTCCTTGATCTGCTTGTTGAGGCTCTCCACCTTGCCGGAGGCATCGTTCTTTAGACGCTTCGCCTCCTCTACGGCATCCAGGTACTCCAGTTCGGCCTGAGGAAGCTCCTCTTCCACCAGACGGCAATATTTCCTGCGGATATCCTCCTTCTCGGACTCATCCATATACCTTGTTGCCGACTCGTTGTCAGGGAACGTGGCGTTGAAACGCTCGTTGACCATCCTTATCACGTCCTTGTCGGTTACACACTCGCATCCGCTGAAGTCCAGTTCGAGAGGGAATGTCTCCAGCACTGCCTGGGGAAGCACGAATTTCAGTTCCTCAGGCTCATAATCCTTTTTCAATGCCATTTTCAATTATTTATTTGTTAATCACTTACCGCCATAGATTGCGGCATATTCAGAATAATACTTGTCCTCCGGAAGGGGTATCTCGATTCCCAACTCGGTGTTAAGGTCAATCTTCACGGATTCCATGAACCGGTGCATCTCCTCTACAGAAAGGTTTCTTGTCCCTCGGACACGTTCCGAGAGGCTGCCGTCCGGTCCGGTTACCGGTTCCGTAAGGAACTTCCTGCAGTAGATGTCATGGAGGGCCTCTATCCCTTCCTTCGACGCCCACCTCTCGTCTCCCGTCTCCTCCCTCAGATGGTTCCCAACACACCTGAACCACATCCACATGGTGTTGTTCTGGTTCCCGGTCCTCTTCCTGACCCTCTTCTTGATTGTAAGGTCATATTCACCGTTCGGAAGCAGCTTCAACATGAAGTCGAAGTCCTTGTCAATGGTGACTTTACCGTCCTTCTTGATAATCCTCGCTTCCATAATCAGAACGGAAGGTCACCTCCCTGGTCTTGTGGCTGTGGCACAGGATGCGTACCTCCGTTACCGGTGCCTTGCGTCCTGACAGTCAGAATCTCCATGTTGTCGACGAATATCTCGACAACATACCGTTTCACCTTGTTCGCGTCCTCATACGAACGCGAACGTATCTTACCCTCGACATACAGCTTGTCACCCTTGTGAAGATACTTCTCGGCGGCTTCGGCCAGACCTCTCCACAATACAATGTTATGCCATTCTGTACGTTCCGGTACCTGTGTACCGTTGGGGAGCGTGTATGCCCTGTCGGTAGTGGCAAGCGGAAACGTCGCCACCTTGGTACCGTTCTCCAGTCTACGGACATCCGGATCCTTTCCGATATGTCCGATAAGTTGCGCTTTATTCAGACTCATCTTTTCTTGTAATCCTTATCGATGACGGTTTGACTGTTTCTTTCATATATTCCCTGTACAGGTCCGGATGGTCGGACTGGAACCTCTTCACATCGAATCCTTTTGATATAGATTCAGGTGTGACCGTAGCCCTGATACCACCGTATTCCCATGTTTTTATCCTGTTGTCGACCATTGACTTCTTCAGCGTATCCTTGAATCCGTTGGCGAATGCCGACACCTCGTCGATAATGTCACATGCTTCAAGGTATCTGCCGACAACCTCCTTCGGTACCAGCCTCGGGACATCAGATTCCTGTACCGAAGGTACACTGTACATGATGCCTGCAACTTCGCATTCCATCAGCCGCACCACTTCTTCATCGGGCTTACGCACAATCTCTATCAGCTCGGAGATTTCACGTTTTTCCGACTTGTACAGCCAGATTCCGAACAGCCTGTCCACCTTCAGCAACGGGTTCTGCATCTCGAACAGGTAGGCATATATGGAAAGCTGCCATGACAGGTATTCCCTGTCGATGTCATAGGTCGTCTTGATGTCAGCAAGCGCTATGCTTCCTTCGCGTTCCCAGACACAGTCGATGTTCGAAGCGAAGTGCTCGTTGTCAGAAACGGTGTACTCGTTTGCGAGAGGCGAATAACCGGCATCCGTCCTTATGGCAAGGTACCTTTCCGCCTCGCAGCATTCCGGACCGAATCCGGTCGTATCGACGAACTCGCACGCACGGTGTACCCTTGACCCCCTGTCTGCTGCACGCTCCATTATATACTTCGGCACCTCACTGTACTTACCTGGGAACAGGTGCCTCTTAATCATTCCCGTTATTCCCTTGAGCTGCTTGTCTCCAAGGAAATAGGTGTGGTCATCTTCGTTGAAGACCACATCAGACTTTACAAGTTCCATCATTTCGTTCTAGGATATTTTCTTGTTATCTCCATACATGCCTCTCTGAACTCCCTGTTGTTCTGGAACTTCAGATGTTTCTGCCAGACGGCATTCGCCTCGTCCCAGCTCTTCACAGACTTTATCTCCTTGATGGCAGCGTCCAGTTCCGAACCTTTGTACACATTGTCAGTAGCTGTCCGGCTATTCTGTGCAGGCTGGGCAGGTCCGGAAGGCTTCTTCTTCGCAGGATACTCATATCTGACCTCACCCTTGTCATCGGTGACTGTAAGCTTCGAAATCTCCTTGCGATCGTTGTATTCTATTTCCTGTACGCTGAACTTGGTGTAGGTTGACCAGCTGCTCCCACGTGACACGGCCTCACCTTCCTTGAAGTTTATCCAGATGAACGGTGCAGTGTACAGTTCCCGGCCGATGCCCCAGTTGAATCCCGCACGCTTGAAGGCATCGGAAGCCTGCCCCTTCTCCTTCTCCGTGTTCGACTCCACGCCGACATCCTGCTTACTAACCCATTCCTTCTTTGTGTCGTCCCATACCGATATGGTACAGAACAGGTTCCCGTTGACCACCTCATGGTCACGTTTCCACCCCATAGGGCCGAAAACCTCATCGAGCAGCTTCATGTCCACACGCGCATCCTTGTACAGAAGCAACGAACACCCGTTCTGCTTCGCCATACCTATACGGCATTCGATTTCGTCCTTGTCGAGCGTTCTGATGCTCAACACCTTTTCGTTCAAGGTCTTGTCCTGTTTCTGTTCCTTCTCAGAAACAGGCTCTTTCTGCTTCTTTTCCATAAAAGATTTATCTGCTTGATTATTAGTTAATTACCACTATAAAGTTAATCCTTTGCATCAGGTTTTGCAAACCGATTCTTCGCCTTTTTAACGCCTTTTTAACGACAAGCCCCCGGGCATATTCCCAGGGGCGCAGCAACAAAAACAAACAAAAAACTGAAGACACTATGGACAGATACGCTACATGGAATACCGGCCGGATTCTCTCCATCCGCTCCAACACGACATCGTGTACCCCACCGTAAACATCACATGCAGTACTCCGTATCTCCATTTCAACTATGGGTTGTGGACAGGCCTGGAATCGGACCCGGAACCTGCAGCTTAGGAGGCTGCCGCTCTATCCGTTGAGCTACCTGTCCCTGACTACCTTCACAGGCTGCCAGTTATCAAACCTAATACTATGGAAAACAAATCCAACTCCATGGATCGTGGCACAGTCAGGAATCGAACCTGCATTCCACCGTCCTATGACGGAGCGACCTTACCATTGGACCCACTGTACCGTCTGACCCCAGTTCCGACACGGTGCCGCTGGCATACCCCCGGTTAGGCTTAGGGCCCACACTCTGCTAGAAGATAGTTATTCACATTCATTCGAAGTTGAAGTCATCGTACTCAAATTCATCCGGTTCCTCATCCGGATAATCATATCCCCAGTCCATAGGGCTATCTGCTTATACCGGTAGGCCACCAGTCCGGAACATAATAATTCTCCATATCACTCCTTTCTTTTATCTGTTTGACTTATGTAATAGCCGTCTTTCCGGCTGCCATCGCGTGAGGTGCGGTTTACCGTACTGGAATACCTTCACAGGCATTCAGTACCCACATTCATTAACACTACTAATCGTGGGGGATACGGGAATTGAACCCGTGATTTCCGGAACTTCCGGCGTGTTTCCACTACACCAATCCCCCGTACGGCCACATTCCGTGACCGGCGGAATCACTTCTTCCTCTTCCTGCGTCTGAGGTGGTTCCCGCATTTCCGCAGCACATCGGCAGCGTTGCACATCCATTTTGCATTCTTTTGAGGATTCTTGACCATACGGATCTCACCGCTGTTCACCATGTGCTCAAGCCTCTTCTCGCCGCACCTGATGATAACCATCGCCTGGCTCTTGCTGAAAGATACACTCTCCATCGCCTCAAGGATATTGTCGAGAAGTATCTCAGCTGAACCGTCATGAAGTAATGTAGTCATAAGCCTTCCGTTTACAGTGAACAACATATCAGCTTAACCTTATCACCGTTACGGTACCATTGTCCGCATCGGTTTTCATTGTCCACCTCATCCCCTCCTTGCGCTCCTTGTACATACGGGATGAAATCGTATTCGCCAGTGTGACTTTCTGTTCAATCGGGAAGGTCACCTCCTCATCCACATCCATCGCCCTCAGCGTAGAGATTACCGGGAGCTTCTCAATTACCTGTTCCATATCCCTCCTTTTCTGACCGTTCACGTTCACGCAGCTCCTTGCGGTACATGCTGCGTCTTTCCTCACTCATTCTGTCCAATCTGATGCAGATCGGTACGATTGTAGCCACCCAGACCACAGCTGACACACAGAATATCCAGCTGCATACGTTCTGGAACGCTATCAGAAGCACCAGTGTGGCGCAACTGTTGATGAATACCAGATTCTTCATTTGCACTCAATAATTAATCGGGCCGGTAGGCGGATTCGAACCGCCGACCTTCACTGACATCACATTTCCCTCGTATATTTCATACCTAATCTGTGCCGCTCTTCCCCTGAGCTATACCGGCCGGAATTTCATTTCTACTTAAAACCTACCTGTGTAGGCCGAACAAGATGTTCTGAACTCATCCACGGCGTCCATTATCCATGGCAACTATACGGTTTCCCGTACCCGTGCATGCCTAAATACGTCAAGGAACTCTTCTCTGTGTGCCAGGATAGGGAACCAACCCACACCTGGCTTGCTGTCACTGGCGGGAAATTCCCGACATCACATAGCCGACAAGCTCCTGTTCGGTGGTGAAGCATTTCTCTTCCGGGAAGCTCATGAATGCATCGCCTTCCTTCCGGTAATAGACGGAAACCGTCTGGTCAGCTTTTACAGTTACCATGATGTCACACACTTCGATTTCCATTGCTTTCCCTTCGTTCGACAGGGCAATCAGCCTGTCACCTACGTTGTACTTGGTTTCTACTTTCATAATGACCTGTTTTTATATGTTTGACTTTGTAAGGTTATCCGAACTTGTATCTCAGGTAGTCGGATTCGCTTGAGAACCCGCAATCAACCGTTTCATAATCATCTTCAATAAACCCGGAAAGTTTCTTCCTTGCAATCTCAAGCTCAGACTTCAGGAATGCAAGGAAATCCGGTTTTGTGTCATCCGTGTTGTATTTCATCTGCATCTCCTCTTCCGTCATCGCTTCGATTTCCTCAATATCAGACTGTAAATCACGCACTTCTTCCTCAAGGTATTTTTCCAGGTTTTTCATTGTAGATTATCTTTCTTATAGTATTTTTGTATGTATGATTGATTGTAATGCAAATATATCGCATTTGCGCTAGATTAAAAATTTTTTAGACTAAAATAATAATCGCATTTGCAATAATTAACGTTTATATAATATGAATATTAATAATAGAGTTCGCGAAATAATATCGCATTTGCAAATATCAGACAGACAGTTTGCAATCCATATCGGAGTAAACCAATCTGTGGTAGCATCTATGTTTTCTAGAGGAACGGAACCTTCTGCAAAGATTCTAACATCCATACTTGACAAATGTCCTGAAATCTCCGCCGAATGGCTTATGCGTGGCAAAGGGGAAATGATTATAGGGTCTGAACAACCGAATACTTCAGTAGAAACAACACCAATATCTGACCGTGAATCAGCTCTTATAGACACCATAGCCATGCAGCAAGAAACCATACACAGCCTAAAAGATAAGGTCAAGACATTGGAAGCCGAACTGATTATAGCAAACAGCAGGAACAGAATAGTATGACATTCAAAACAATCTGAAACATCAAAAAGAACCTATGGATACGACAAGCCATCAGCAGCCTCCTTCATCGTACGACATGACAGAAAGAATAAAGAAGATTATCTCAGACACCGGACTATCTGAAAGGGCGTTTGCTGCTTCATGTGGAATCACACAGCAGACATTGAACAAGCAACTGAAAGGAGGAAGAGAATTGAGCCTATCGGTTGTATCAGCAATATTGAATACCTATACTAATATCTCGGCAGAATGGCTACTACGAGGAGAGGGGAACCAGAACAGAAATCAAACGCAGGAATCAGACAAAGAAAGGCTTCTGATAGATACAATCACAACACAACAAGAAATCATAAACAGATTGAAGGAGCAAATAAAGAATCTGGGAATATAACTACAATTTTATGGCACAAAATAATAAATTTCAGTGGGTTCCATATAAAACTTTAATTTTTTTCACTACATTTGTGTGTATGATTGATTTTATATTAAACAAGTAAAAACTACTATATAATGCCAGAAGAATTAGATATTAGAGAGATAAAAGGAGGTCTACCTGGTATAACAAAAATAGCTGCCGGTCAATTATATGAAGCATGTATGGTTTGCCTTCATAGGTCAGGACATCCTCAAAGGGTTATAATGCCGCTGAAAGGAGATAACGAAAAAGAATATGAAATCCTCTGGGAAGATTATTTCGATGACCAGATTGACAGGACGTATAAAGACCAGGAATACACCACAGAACACGGTGCCGTATGTATCTCTGCAATGTTGGCTATACATGAAACAGACTATACCATCATAGAACGCTCCAGAAAAGGAACAGGGGTCGACTATTGGCTAGGTTATAATGATGACATACCATTTAAGAAGTCGGCCAGACTGGAGGTTTCCGGAGTATTCACAGGAGGAGAGAATCCTCTTGAAACAAGATTCAAAAAAAAGATTAAACAAACGAACCAATCAGACTCTACGCAGTTACCTGCATATGTATCAATTGTTGAATTTAGCTCGCCAATTGCTAAATTTGCAAAAAAGCAATGATTTATGAACATAAGGGAACACCACAACATAGCAATGGAAATTGCTGACCAAGCCGATATGCTCAAAGCTATGAAAGACACAGAAGGAGCTATCAGGCTTTATGCTGAAGCTTTCGAGAAAGAAAGAGAAGCTGCTATATTCGCCCGTGAAAACGATTTAGGCGAACCGACTACCTCAATCCTTATCAGAAGCGCAGCGAGCCTTGCATACAACGCAAAGAACTATAGAGAAGCCGAAAGGATGATTTCATACGGTCTTCTTGGTGAACCTCCACACGAAATTGCCGAAGAAATGAGAGACCTACTTGAGATGGTCAACTTCGAACGTCACATGGAAATAAAAGGAGTAGAGCTTCAGGAAGGTGATGTACAGCTTGTGATTAACGGGAAGGGGGTGAACTACGGAATGGCAAGAAGTGAAGATGTTATCGGAAGGATCCTCAACTTTGTAAAACTCACAGAAAGAACCATAGAACGGAAATCAGGCAAACCTTTCAGAAAGAAAGGAAAGGTTTCAAAAGACCTTAAGAACTATTGTGAAGCTTATATATCAGTTCCTAGGGCTGGAAGCCTTGCATTTACTGTCAGGTTTACAAAGGATTTCGGAGAAGTCATCCCAGGATTCAGTAGCCTTGAGAATGTAATCGAAGACATTACAACAAACATACAACATATCAATAACAATGATATGGAATCACTGAAAATGAATATACCTGACGAGTCTTACAGGAGCAATTTTATTGGACTGACAAAGGAACTTGCTCCAGACGGCAAAGAGGTATCAATGTTCGGTATCACCACCTTCAACAACGGACATAGTAATCCTGTTCCTATACAAAGAAACAAGAAAAGCATCTCAGAAACGATAATGAGTGAACTGGAATCTTCTTTTGAAGAGAAAGGAAAAAAGAAAAAAATATCAACAAAAGAGATTACAGGTGTGCTCACAGCCGCAAATGCAATAGGTAACAGTGTAAAGATTTCTTCTGTAGATTCAAGAATTACTCTGAGCGTCCCGGACGGACTGTCAGATATAGTACGGAACTATTGGGAAAGCGAAGTAAAAGTAAGATACCGGAAGGAATCCTCAAAAAATATACTTGAAATTATCGAAAGTATATAAAACATCATGTATCTTTCCTGTTTATAATTAACAGGAATACACAGTTTAGAACAAGACAGAATCTAGAATCTGACAATATATAACATTTTAAACATGAAAAGACTTTTATTCACATTATTCGTGGCTGTATTATCAGTCAGCCTTTATGCCGAAAACTACGTTTACTGTGAGCTTGTAGGCACAAGCAAATTCATGAGCAACAAAGTAAAGGTACAAGTAGACTACGGACAGGAAACATCCTTCTGGAAGGGTATCTCATACATGAAGGACAAGGACGGAAAGAACATCGAGTTCAACTCCATGGTGGACGCGATGAACTACTTCGGCAAACAAGGATGGGAGTTCGTCCAGGCTTATGTCGTCACCACCAACAACCAGAATGTATACCATTGGCTGTTGAAGAAGGTCGTGACTGATGAAGAAATGGATAAGGTTGTGGAATAGCATATACGTTAACTTTAAATCAATACAAAATGAAACATAATAAAAATAAAGTTGTTATCTATTGTATAATTGCTGCTATACCCATCGCCGTATACATAATAAATTTTGGCAAATCCTCAATAAGTAATGATCCTGAAAAATGGGCTTTTTTTGGAGACTATATAGGTGGAGTATATTCTGTAGTATTAACATGCGTTCTAACTTTTCTGATGTATCAGCTAAATAAAAAAGATGAATACAACAGGGAAACACTTGTTATCATTAAGGAATTATATTCCGATATTCGAATATTAGAAGACAAAAATCCATTACAAATAGAAGACGTTAATAGGTTCACAAGAAAAATTACAGAAAATGAGCTCATTTTGCCTTCAAATATATTTGAGAAACTTATAGATTTCTCAGACTATTATAAAGAAATTATAGATAGTAATAATAGAAATATAGAAACAGAAACAGCGATAAAAACACTACTAAAGGAATACTACAATGAGCAGAGAAATTAAAATACCTAGAATTTGTACTATTGGGAAGGTTTTTGATTTTCTTAAAGCCGTTGAGGAAATATTCTTTATGGAAAACAAATTTGAGCCAAATGTTGTATTCAATATGCTTGAAATAGAAGACATAGACCTCACGGGGCTTCTATTAAACTATAAGATAATTGAATTTGCAGTTGAGCATAATTGCATATGTAAATCAAAACTAAATGCAAATGACTTAGTTGAAGAGAAATTAATGGAATATTATTTCTGGGATTTACTTCAAGCGTACATTAAAGAGAAAAAAGCAAATTATAAAGAACTTGACTTTAAGATTAAAGGTGAGTTTTTCATAGCACCAGTAGCTCTGTTAAGAAAAGATAAATTCTCAAAGGAAAAGATTAAAGATGATTTCCTTCCTAAAATAGAAGAATATTACAAGAATATTCCTAAGGATAAAGAGAATAAAGATATAATAGATAAAACCAAAGTGCCATCAATGATATTACAATGCTTTAGTGAAATATTATTAAACTTCTGGGAACATGCAGTAGAGGATACAAAATCAATTATTGTAGCAAACGGAAATTCCAATTATGCGGAAATAATATGTGCGGATACAGGAAATGGAATAATCTCAACTCTAAAGCCCGTACTAAATAGATTGTACTCAAAAGATGATATTCTCGCTAAAGCCATGGAAAAATTTGTTACTTCAAAAAAAGATACAGACCACATGGGATGTGGACTATGGATTTTAAACCAAATAACAAATTTATCAAAAGGAAAATTATATATATTTTCAGAAGGTGCATATTATCTTAACCATTTTGGAAGATTTGTAAAAGGAGAGTGTTCATATTGGAAAGGAACTATAATTTATATGTTCTTACGCTTATCTACCCCAAAAACACTTTCCGACATAGAAGACTTTACATCAGAAGAGTTTAACGATTTAAAAATAAATTTTCAATGAATACAATAGATTTAAAAAAATACTCTCCAATTATAAGTGATAGAACTACAGGAGAAAAAATATACACAGAAATCATGAAAAATGAACCATCAAAGAACAGAGTGACCATTGATATGTCAAGCATAAAATCAATGGCTACATTCTGTGCAAAGCAAATCTTTGGCAAACTTTATATTGAATTAGGCTCTGAGAGCTTTTTTAAAAATATCATAATAAAAGGGGCATCAGATGATGTACAATCAATCATAAAATTAGGAATTAGATTTGCAGTAGAAAATAGGACTTAAAATATACCATAATAACATCAAATTAAAAATTTCCACTTTTATTCCAGTCAACAGAAAACGAACATCTGTATACGGCTATCTTTCAGCAGGTTATACATAAAACAACGAACTATGTCTAGTTTAGTTTTTGTGTTGTGATACTCCAACCATTAGAGAATGGCTGGAGTA